GTGTATCCAATCGATATGAGAATCGAGGACGGAATCAGAATCTATCACGTAAAAAAATCCAAGTAAGATGAATCACAATCAAGACTTATGGAGATGCCACGAGTGTGGCAATGACTATGGCAGACACGACCTTTGGTTCGATGGCGTGTGTGAACCTTGTAATGAGAGAAGCAAACCAAGATGTAGGGGTTGCGATAGTAAGGAGAATGTTCAGGAGCAATGCGATGCCTATGGATATTCTACGGGATATTGGTGTGACGAGTGTTACGATAGTAACAAGTACCCATATCGTAAAGATAAGTACTTCGACCCATCGTTAGCAAATGAAAGATTGGAGGATGATTATTAATTCTAAATCAAATCAATATGGAAAGTCAACACTATTTTCAAATCTTCTATGCAAATGTATTGGTCTTGTCGGTTGTTGCATACTCAAAGTATGAGGCGATTGACAAGGCGTGTCAAAAGTTAGGGGGTGAGTCCCCTAACTACGATAGAAGAAAGTTCAGAGCCAAGAAGGTTTACTAAAAATAAATTTGGTAATGTCTAATTTATGTCGTATCTTCGTTCAAATCAAGTTCATTAATCGGGTTCTGTGTCTTCAAAGACACTGCCCACAAATCAAATCAAGTCTATGTGTGTAATTATTATCAAGCAGAAGGGCAAGAAAGTCCCTCAGGAGGTTGCAAAGACCTCCGCAAGAATCAATCCTCACGGGTTGGGTGTAGTGTGGTTGGATACGTTCGAGGTAACGTATCACAAATCAGCAGAGTACAAGGTACTCGATACGGCAAGACCATTCATTGCTCACTTTAGATATGCGACCATTGGTGCTGTCAACAAAGAGAACACGCATCCATTCAGATGTGGTAGCAACAAGAACGAGTGGTTGATGATGAACGGGACGATAAGAGAGTTGGGCAACCACAAGAAGAGTGACTCAAAAGTATTGGCCGAGAACTTGGGTGAGATACCACGCCATCAGTGGAAGAAAGAGTTGGAGCGTTACGAGTGTAGGTTCGTGTCAGTTAACACGCATAGCAGAACGTATCAGATGTACAACAAAGAGTTGTGGGTTCAGAGAGATGGGGTTTGGTACAGCAAGGACAACGTCCTTGAGGATAACCTGATAGCGGTGTATGGTACGTTGAAGAAGGGGTATAGTAACTACAACCATTACTTGACGAGTTCAAAGTATGTGGGTAAGGGTAAGACCAAAGACAAGTATCCCTTGGTAGTTAGTGGACTACCTTATTTGATTGAGGAGCGTGGACAAGGGTTCAATGTGGAGGTGGATGTGTTCAAGGTGAGTGCGTCAGTACTTGCTAACTTGGATAGGTTGGAGGGTCACCCGACTTGGTATAGACGTAAGCAGATTGACATTCAGATGAAAGGCAAGGTGCTTAAGTGTTGGGTTTATTTCAACCTGAGAGAGAGGGCGAATGGTCAGACATTGCATAGTACGTACACGCAAGTACCGAGCAGACTTAAGTGGTACGAGGAGGAGGACGAGAAGGAGAGTGCAAAGGAGGTAAGTATCTTTAGTCAGATGGGTTACGAGGAGCCGAAGAGTGCGAGGCTGATAGATATTTTAGAGGACGAGTGTGACGATTGCGAGTTCGACATAACAAATGAGAAGCCCGTATGTGTGAATTGCTTTCACGATTTGGAGCACGATATGTTTGCGAACTACCATTGTAGCAGTTGCGATGAGTGGTTCACCGAGTCTGATGTGATTATGTTCAGGAACTAACCTGACTCAGGGTGGTGTCTTCAAAGACACTACCCTCCGTAGTAGAGTGAGTACTCTACCTGATGAGCTCAAAAGAGCGAAACGGAAACACGTGCACTTGTGCACGTGTCCCCTCAGTAACCGATAAATATAATCAAGATGAAACCTGAATTAAAATTTGACCACGATGCAATCACAGTAGTTGATGCGTTGGGTATGAAAGAAACGGCAGAACAAATGTCTGACAAAATCACCGAGGTGGTGAAGGGTTGGATGTTAGATGACAACGAGGGGAAGCAAAGTAAGTTAGCTGAAGCTATTCACAAGAACTTATACTATGAAGTAATATTGTTCTTGGCTACAAAAGAAGTTAATCGAACATTAAAAGAAACCTTATCAGAAACAGATGCGTTAAGGGATTTGGTTAAAGCAATGGATGAGTTGGTTGAAAGAATAGAAGTTGAAAAGAAAGCAAAACTTAATTAAATTTATAAAAAAATTATATGACAAAGATTCTATTTGGTGAGTTGCTATTCGTATTATTTTATACGGTGACATTTATATGTTGGGTATTCATTTTTGCCTATGGCATTATCAGATTGAATGAAAAGAAAAACAAGAAGCTATGAATAAATCATATCAAATCGTTCTCGGGGTTGTGCATTTTTGTTGGCAAGGCTTATGGTTCTTTTTAATATCAGTCCCATTGGCTATCACAATTTATATTTTTTTACAATCAATAATCTTAATCAAATCAGTATGTCAAAAAATTATTACCAAATGAGCGAAAGTGCGTCAGCACAAATTGAGATTGACTACCTTAGAAGTGAGGTAGCAAAGTTAAAGGAGCAATTAAAAGATGATAAGGTGGCAAGAGAGTTGCTCAGGAAGAAAGGGTTCTTTGTCGACAATCTTTGGAGCGTTGACGATGTTACGTCTAATTATATTTGCTCACAGGAACAGGCGCACAGGGTGCTTGAGTTGGCGTTAAAGAACGAGGCTACTATGGAGCAAGTATGGTGGGCAATTGACGATGCGGCTGAATTATTAGAAATCAAATCAAATCAAAACTAATATGGAAAATGTAATCAATGCTACGCCAAAGGCTACGTTCTACCTGAACGAATTGGCATCGGAACTAACGGCACTTATCATCGACAAGAAGTATGAGAATACGGGAGTCGTAACAATGAGAGCAAAGAATAACATTATGACTTATGTTGGACATATTCAATACGAGTATGACACAATCTATGATGAGGTATTTGAATATTTAACACGCAATCAAATCAAATAATATGGAAATCAAAATCATTCAAGGAGTAAAGCGAGAAGTCTTAGAAGATGTTTTCGTAACGGCAATTGAAGGTGGTAGTAACTATTGGTACTTTCTAAGCGACCACGCCATTGGCAAAATCAGAAGAGCAGTACCTAAAGAGGAAGACCCGTACTTGAGTACGGCAATACTCAAAGCAATCTTAGACCACGATGTTAAGGTTGAGATAAACGATGCGGATGATGAGGATGAAGTAATTGGAGTTATTACACGTGGCACTATGCAGTCACGTTTGCAGTTGCTTGCTGAGAGCGAACTTAAATGGGCATTAGATGCGCATATCAAAGAGCAAGGTGACGCTGACTCTGCAGATATAGTATTCCAATACATAACAATGGGGGAGGTAATTTATGGATAAGCAAGAAACATTAATAGACAGACTGAGGATGTTGCAAGAGCAAGCGTCCTCACTTATTCAGGAGTTGGAAGCCAATCCTAACTTTCCTGATGGGCATATCATTACAAAAGAGTCTTGGGACAACGCAGACAAAATCATCCACGATGGGTTTGTCTATGTGAAGTACACTGACCTATTGTTTTATAAATAAATTGTACTATATTTGTACAAGAATTAATCAAATTAACGGGAGCCTTGTGCTCCCATAAAATCTAATCAAATGGAAAAGAAATTAAAAGGGTTGGAAGAATTTTGTGATAGAGGAAGGTTCACAAGCAGAGAAGCGTATCTTGATAAGAATCCTGATGCAGTCCTCCACAATCAATGCACGGACGTTGTTCAGTACGTTGATGGACATATCATTCAGGTATTGCAGTCAGGTTTATTTATGGTAGACGAGCAGTTCAGTAGCCGTTCGCTTGATGAGGCGGAGGTGTATTTATACAGAAAAAATATTAGCAAATAATTGAACTATGTATGAACATATTCACTATATTTGTTCTCAAATTAAATTAAGTTATGAAGCACGATGTATTCAATCAATATGTAGAAAGGGTTGCCGACCTATTTGGTGTGGCAAAGGAAGATATATTCTCTAAGTCAAAGAAGAGAGAGTATGTAGATGCAAGGCACTTGGTTTACTATCTATGTGCTAAGAGACCAATGCAGATAACGTACATTCAAAAGTATATGAATGATGCGGGGTATAAAATCAAGCACTCCTCTATCATCCACGGCATCAGCTCAGTTGAGCAGAAGATAGCAGAAGACAAGGACTATGTGTCTATTGTCAAGGATGTAGAGAGAGCAGTTTTCATTTAGTGTAATCAATCAATAATCAAATCAAATCAAAATGGAAAAGAACAAATCAGTCTTTGAAAGACTATCGTCTATCAACGTCAATGAGCACGTTGAGAAGAAAAGCAATCTAACTTATTTATCTTGGGCTTGGGCTTGGACGGCTACAAAAACAGAATGCCCTGATGCCACTTATAAAATCGGACAGACCGAGTATGACGAGGCGCTTGGGTTTATGTGTCATACGTCAGTTACAATCGAAGACGAGACGCTTGAGATGTGGTTGCCGGTAATGGATGGTGCGAATAAGTCAATGAAGAAGACGGCTTATAGTTATAGCTCACGCTATGGCGACAAGACAGTCGAGGCAGCTACAACTTTCGACATTAACAAAACTATTATGCGTTGCTTAGTTAAGAACTTAGCGATGTTTGGGTTAGGGATTTATATCTATGCCGGTGAGGATTTACCTGAGGGAGACTCTGCGTCTACAAAGGTTGAGGCTCCTAAGAAGACAGCTCCGGCAGTAAGCGATGGCTTGGTCGACTTAAAGAAAGGTACTGACAATTGGGATGCGGTTGTGAAATACGTAACCACTAACAAAGCATTAGGTATCGAGAAGATTGGTGCTCAGTTGGTACGTAAGTACAAAGTTAGTCCGGCATTGAAAAAAGAAATCGCTAACCTTATAAACGCATAATAATGGCAGACATAGATGTTATATCAGTACTACGTGATGACAACGAGTACTACAATGGTATTGGCAAACAATACCTATCTAATTCAGACATAGGCATATTGCTTAACAATCCTCAAGACTTCGGTAAGACACGTGAAGATAACAAAGCGTTTATGGATGGCAGATACTTTCACCAATTAATATTGGAGCCTGAGAAGGCGAAGGCTATGCCATTTGTAGATGTTAGCACACGTACTACCAAAGAGTACAAAGCATTCTGCGAAGAGAATAACTTACCTTTTTGTATGTTGAAGAAGGAGCAAGACGAGATTCAAAACCTTGTGAACATTATCAACGGGAACATTGCGTTCTATGATGAGATTTACAAGGCCGGTAATCAGTACGAGACTCCGGCAATTGCTGAGATTCAAGGTATGATGTGGAAAGGAAAGGCTGATATTGTTACTGACAATGCGGTGATTGACCTTAAGACTACAAGTGATATTCATAAGTTCAAGTACAGCGCTAAGTCATATAACTATGATAGTCAGTGCTACATTTATCAGGAACTATTTGGCAAGCCATTAGTGTTCTACGTGATTGATAAAGGTACCGGAGTTTTAGGTATCTTTAGACCAACGGAGGACTTTGTAAAAGGTGGCGAAGCCAAAGTAGGTAAAGCAATTGAGGTGTATAATAAATACTTTAGCGCTAAACCAACAGATGATATAGTGAACTATTACATTGACGAGTACTTGTTATAAGATTTGCATTCCCCCAATGCGAGTGTCTTCAAAGACACAGGCAGTCAGGAGTCGTTGCGGTAAACGAAAGCTGAGATTAAAGACCTCAGTCTGCTCTTGTAGGTTCGAGTCCTACCCTGACTACAACTAACTATTAGCTTAGCCTCAGAGGTTAATGGTTGGTATAAATAGACTGAGGCAACAAATAAATTTAGAACGATGGCAAACGAAGAAAAAATCTTTGCAGACGGATTCTCATTCAAGAGAAACGAAAAGGCACCTGACTTTGTAGTTGGGAGATTATCAATGAAAGTAGATGAAGCGGTAGCGTTCATCAGACAGCACGAGAAAGGTGGATGGGTAAACCTAAACATTAAGACTGCACGTAGTGGTAATCATTATGTTGAGTTGGATACCTACGAGCCGACTGCTCAGAGTGGTATGAAACCACAATCAGAGACAGTTGCTACTCCGAAACAAAAAGCACCTCAATCTCAGGTAGCTGATGAAGAAGAAGAGGTACTTCCATTTTAAAATTGACACCAATTTAGAAACAAGAATTGGGGGAGTGAAAACTTCCCCTTTTTTTACCTCTAATGCGTGACGAAAATGTCGATGTGTTTTCCCTATATTCTCTATATGTGTTTTTCTATTCTTCTTATTTTTTTAAATTATATTCTGAATAAAAAATTGACATAATCGACATTAATACTAATAATCAAATAGTTAGATACTTAAAACCGACATAAAACCGACATACAATGGTACATAATGTGACGATATTCCAAAATATTAGAGATACTGACACGCCATTCTTCCGAGATGTACACGTTATACTCGAGAGAATTAAAGACGGAGCCGGTGCTACTAAGGATTTGGTTAAGAAGATACGCTTAGAGAAGCGTAAACCTGAGAGGCAAGAACTAAAGAAGCAATTGCCGGCAATATGTTTCAGTGGTACATTCAACAAGAGGACAGACGCATCATTGATTGAGCATTCAGGATTGATATGTTTGGACTTCGATGGATATACAAAGCAGAAAGAGTTATTGCAAGACAAAGAGAATTTATCAAAGAATAAGTATGTGTTCTCTGTATTCATTTCCCCTTCGGGTAATGGGCTGAAAGTTTTGGTGAAGATTCCGGCAGATGCAGAGAACCATACAATGTACTTTAATTCATTAGAAAAGTACTTTAATTCGGCTTACTTCGACAAGACGAGCAAGAACCTCAGTAGAGTTTGTTACGAGTCCTATGACCCTCTAATTGCGATTAATGAGAATAGTAGTATTTGGGATGTGATTGAGGAACCTGAGTACACTGAGGTAAGCAAGACAAGAGACAAGGCAACGATACCAATTACGGATGAGAATAAAATTGTGGAGATACTTGTAAAGTGGTGGGAGAAAAAATATCCTATGCACGAGGGACAGCGTAATCAGAATGCGTATGTGCTTGCGATGGCGTTCAATGACTTTGGTATTAACAAGAGCCTTGCATCGTATGTACTTAATCAGTTTGCGTCAGAAGACTTTACGCTTAGGGAGATTGGGACGACCATCGACTCTGCGTATAGGCACACTGCGAACTTCGGTACCAAGTACTACGAAGATGAAGAGCGCATCAATACCATTAAAGCAAAGCTGAGACGTGGTGTATCAAAAAAAGAGATTCGCATCCAACTGCAGGACTCCAATTTGGACAGCGATACTATCGAGTCTGTACTAAATAAGGTTGAGGAAGAGAATGCGATGCAGACATTTTGGGACAGGAACGACAGGGGAGTCATCAAGGTTGTGCACGTACAGTTCAAACAGTTCTTGGAAGATAATGGATTCTATAAGTACTGCCCTGAGGGTGGTAAGAATTATATATTCGTAAAGGTTACCAATAACTTGATTGACCATACGAGTGAGAAAGAGATTAAGGACTTCGTGCTTACGCACTTGTTGGAGTTAGATGATATTGGTGTGTACAATTACTTCGCTGACAATACGAGATTCTTCAAAGAAGAGTTCTTGTCATTGCTATCAACGATTGAGATTTACTTCATTGCTGATAACAAAGATTCATCGTACTTGTACTATAAGAATTGTGCGATTAAGATTAGCAAAGAAGGTGTGACAACGCTTGACTACTTGGACTTGGGAGGGTACGTGTGGAAAGACCACGTGATAGATAGGAACTTCAACCTATGTAGTGTGACTGAAAGATGTGACTTCAAAAAGTTTGTGAGCAATATCAATGGCGGTGACCCAAGCAGAGTTAAAGCAATGGAGAGCACGATTGGATTCTTGCTACACGGATATAAGAACCTATCATTTTGTCCGGCTGTTATTCTAAATGATGAGGTGATTAGTGATAACCCTGAGGGTGGAACCGGTAAGGGTCTACTGATGAGTGCGCTAAGTAAGATGAAGAAATTGGTTGTGATTGATGGCAAGTCATTTGCTTTCGAGCGTAGCTTCGCTTATCAGTTGGTGTCAGCAGATACGCAGATACTATGCTTCGATGATGTGAGAAAGCATTTTGACTTCGAGCGTTTGTTTTCAGTAGTTACTGAGGGTCTAACGCTTGAGAAGAAAAACAAGGACGCCATCAAGATACCATTCAGTAGGTCTCCTAAGATTGCCATCACAACGAACTATGCAATTAAGGGTGCCGGTAATTCATTTGCGAGAAGAAAGTGGGAGTTGGAACTTCATCAGTACTACAATAAGGAGTACACTCCGCTTGATGAGTTTGGTAAGTTGATGTTTGGCGATTGGAATGACGATGATTGGTGTGAGTTTGACAACTATATGATTGGTTGTTTAACGAACTATTTAAAGACGGGACTTGTGAAGAGCAAGTTTGTGAACCTTAAGATTCGTCAGTTGTCAGCAGAGACTTGCCACGAATTTATTGAGTGGTGTGGTCTTGTAGATACGCATCATAACAGAGAGGTAATGTTGCAACCGGATGTTAGGCTTTATAAGAACGAGTTGTATGCTAACTTTGTAGATGAGTATCCTGACTACGGGCCTCGAGGTAGAATGAGTATAAGCAGAACCAAGTTCTACAAATGGCTTATTGCTTATGGTATTTATAAGGAAGGAGTAATGCCACAGGAGGATAGAGACCAACAAGGTAGATGGATAATCATTAAAAGTAAACCTGAGGGACTTGAAGAAGCACCTTTTTAAAATATAAATTATGAAAACAGCAATGCAAGAATTTGAAATATTATTTTATAAGAAAGCACAACCAACCATTAATACGAATAGTTGGGTAGTACATAAAGACGAGTTTGAAAAATTAATCTTAGCTGCCAAAGAAAAAGAAAAAGAGCAGATAATTACCGCTTTTGAAGTTGGATATAAATCTTGCGATTTAGATGAAACGTTTGAAATTAATAGGAAATTAGCAAGTGGAGAACTGCACTATAACAAAACCTATAACCAAAACAAATAACCTATGAAATTAAATTCAAGCATACCAAGTTTTAAAGCAATGGTAAAGAAATCTTACTTTACTAAAGATGAAAAAGACAGCAATGAATACTACAGTGTTTACGTATTTGGTATTCAGTCTTGCGGGGGTAAGATACTTACATTTCACGTTATGACTGATTCGGGAATGTTAAGAAGCAGAGTACCGCTATCAGAGATATATACCAAAGTACCAACCAATGATATACCATTTAACTATAAGCAGTTATGGGATTGCTTTAGTGAGAACGTGGCCGTTGTTGAATACGACTTCTTAGCATTTCATAGATGTCAAGTTGTGCTAAGAGATGGCACTAAGGTATGGGCTACGTATATATTGACGGTGGATTGGTTTAACAATCCTTATAGTGATGAACCGTCTGACTATAAATGTGGGCATATCTTGGAGGCAGATGATGGGTACCTACTTTGTATGCCTAACAATAGAATCTTTTGGAAAGACTCTAACTTTGTAACAAAGCAATTACCTGAAGATTTAAAGCAGTTTAAGGTAGATACCGAACTTCATTCTGTAGAAAATCAATCAGACAGATGGGTAGCTGAGGATACCAATTCATTTTATTACGACATAATAGAAAACAAATGACACAAGAACAAACAATTCACGTAGGAATAGTTAATTCATTTAACTTAATTACTGAACGAAATAGTTTTGAGGAGATAGTTGAATCAGACTTAAGTCTATTTGCTCACAATCCTAACACAGACCCATCCATTGAGGTGATTAACTTTATGATAGACTACTTCAAGTCCTACGAGATGTTTGAAAATTGCGTAGAGTTGATGCAATATCTTGGTGAAAACTATGATGACAATGGCGTATTTATACATAAAGAGTGTGATTGCCAATTGCCATTAATAACAGAGTATAGCGAAAAGATGTATTGCGGAACCTGTAATCAACGATTAAAGAAATGACAAACATAATAGAGAAGACGTCAGGTGCCACAAACAAATCAATGTGGGACTATTGCGAAGCGCTTAAGCGTGTGATACTGCAGAAGACAGAGGTTAAGGTTGGTAGAGGCAAGAACATTGAGACGCTTGAGATATATAAATACAAGAACAATGCTGATACTGTTGAAAAAATTATTAATAGCTGCGAGCATTATAAAAAATTACACGAGATGGAAAGTGCGCAAGGATTTAACTATAGAGATTATCAGATAGAGATTATCGAGAAGGGTTATCAGATACTTTCCAAGTATGGCTTTTTGTATTTGGCAATGGAGGTTCGTACCGGCAAGACCCTGACAAGTCTCGGTATAGCTGAGCGTGTGCACGCAAAGAATGTGCTGTTCATTACCAAGAAGAAAGCGCTGAGCAGTATATCAGACGACTACTCAACGCTTAGCCCTTCTTATAATATGCAAGTAATCAACTACGAAAGCCTACACACCGTAATGGATGAGAAGTATTGGGATTTGATTATATGCGATGAGGCACACGGAATGGGAGCATTTCCTAAACCAAGTGGTCGTGCTGAATTGGTTGCTGAAGTGATTAAAAAATATAGACCAATGGTAATACTATTGAGTGGTACACCAACGCCTGAAAGTTATTCTCAGATGTACCATCAGGTCTATGCCATACCTAATAACCCATTCGAAGAGTTTAGAAACTTCTACCGCTTCTGCGATAAGTATGTAGCAGTCAAGCAGCGTAAGATTAATGGACTACTTGTAAAAGATTATAGCAATGGCTTAGAGACCATCCTCAAGGAGATGGAGCCGTACACTATTAACTACACACAGCAAGAGGCAGGCTTTATGACAGAGACCACAGAGGAGATACTTGAGGTAGAGATGAAGGAGTCTACCTATAAACTTATCAAAAAGTTAAAGAAGGACTTAGTTGTAGAGGGTAAAGAAGAGTTAATTTTAGCAGACACACCGGTTAAGTTGATGATGAAGGTGCATCAGTTGTGCAGTGGAACGATTAAGTTTGAGAGTGGAAGCTCAATGATACTCGACCTTAGCAAGGCTGAGTTCATCAAAGAGCAGTTTGATGGGTGCAAGATTGGAATCTTCTACAAATTTAAAGAAGAGTACAATGCACTCAAACAAGTATTTGGCGATGACTTAACCTCTGAGTTAAGTGTCTTTGAAGACACCGGTAAATCTATAGCTTTACAAATCGTATCCGGACGTGAAGGTATCTCTTTACAAAAAGCAGAGTACTTGGTTTACTATAACATAGACTTCAGTGCTACGAGTTATTGGCAGAGCAAAGACCGAATGACCACAAAGGAACGCCTCGAGAATCAAGTGTATTGGATTTTTGCAAAGGGTGGTATTGAATATGACATCTATAAGGCCGTTACAAAGAAGAAAGACTACACACTAAAACATTTCGAGAAGACGTTAATAGAATAAATACTAATTTTGTAATATGAGAATAAAAAACCAATTGGGCATAGAATACTTGGAAAAATTCCCTTCTATAAGTAAAAGTTCAATAGCTGCAAAACTATACAACGACAATGCTCACATATTTTCAAATGTAGAAGATGCAAGAACAACTTTAAGAAGATTGACAGGAGCTAATAAAGAATTTTCGTCAAAGAAAATTAATATACCACACACACCTGACTTACCTCCTTCTATTATGAAGAACAGGGAGTTTGTTGATTTGCCAATTAGTAGCAATAAGATTTTATGGTTAAGTGATATTCATATTCCTAATCAAGATAATGATGCACTTAATTTAGCAATTGAATATGGAGTTAAAAATAAAATAAATTGCATTGTATTAGGAGGGGACTTGTTGGACAACACACCTTTTACTAATCACGATGCGCCACCTCCATCAGCAAATGATGTAATAGATTGGTTTGAGTATTGTCAAATATTCTTAAGCCATTTAAGAACTAAATTTCCTAAGGCGCATATTGTTTGGATAGAGGGAAATCACGATAATTGGTATGTTAGATATTTAATGAAGAAAGCACCAATGCTTTTTAATGATGAATATTTTAGACTACCACAGAGGCTTGACCTTAAAAAATATAATGTAGACTTTTATGAACAGCATATTGTAGTTCGTGCGGGTAAGCTACATATGTTACACGGTCACACAATTGTAAGAGGATTTATGGCACCGGTCAATGCTGCACGTGGAGTATTTATGAGAGCAAAGAGTTCAATAATTATAGGGCACGTTCACTCTACCTCAAATCACTCAGAGACCAATATAAAAGAGGAGCCTATATCTTGTTGGAGCACGGGATGTCTTTGTACACTTGCACCTGATTATGACCCTCATAATACAAAACATAACTTAGGGTTTGCGCATATATTAGTGGAGGAAAATGGAGAGTTTGAAGTGATTAATAAAAGAATAATCAACAATAAAATACACTAATAGATGCTCAGGGCGAAAAAAATATTTAGCTTTGGTAGGGTTATTAATGATGACCTATACCATCGTGTACAGATAATGGACAAGAATATTTTTTCAGGATGCAATGATGAGTTTCAAACAAACAGAGAGTGGTGGGTATTCTTAGATGATAAAGGAAGTGTTGGAGCATATTGTGGGTCGATATATGCAGAAGGGATTTGTATATTTATCAGGGCTTGGGTTAAGAAATCCTATAGAGGAAAAGGAATCCAAAAGAAATTGATAAGCACAAGATTAAGAGCAGCAAAACAAAAAAATTACAAAGTAGCTATAACTTATACTACTCCTAATAACTATCCAAGTGTAAATAACTTGATAGGAAAAGGCTTTAAGTTTTACTTTCCTGAGTACGCTTATGGAGGTAAAGAGATGTTATATTGGTCAAAGCAGTTGTAAATATGCGCATATATCCGTATTTATGCGCATTCATACACTTATTCGTACGATAATGTGTCATAAAACGCATTTTTTGACACATATTTGTCCCATATAAGTCATTATCAATCATTTTTGAGTCGATTATCGCTCATTTACGGCTCATTAATGATTGATAAAGTAAAGCAAAGGTTTATAATTTTAAAAAAGGTAGTAGTATTACTACCAATTATATAAAAAACTTATGATAAAATGTATTTGTGTAGACGATAAGAATCGTCCAAGTAAAGTGCCTGAATCTAAATGGGTCAAAAAAGGGCAAGAGTACACTGTTATTTTTACCTTAATAGTTCTCCCACAGAAAACTTTAGCAGTGCAATTGGATGAGATTGACCTTGATGAAAGCTGTATGCCTTATTCTTTTTTCTTAGCCAATAGGTTCTCGTTTAGACAAGAAGATATGGGTAAGCTGATTGACTTTATTGAAGAGTGTACCGAAATTAATATGTCAATCCAAGAGTTATTAAAACAAACAAATGAAAGAGCAACAAGTACAAGCCAAGAAAATCAAGGAGCTTGAGGCTCAGGGATACTACGTTATCAAACTTACAATGACAAACAAGAATGGGATACCTGACTTACTTGCCATACCAAGAGATAGTGACGTAGTATTTATTGAAGTGAAAGCAACAAACGGTAAACTATCTAAGCTGCAAGAGTATAGATTAAAAGAACTACAAAACCACGGAGTAAAGGTGGAAGTATATAAAGAACCTAAAACAGAAGAAGATGCAAGGCCGAAAAGAAATAGAAGAGTTGATTGATATTATTAAGAACGTTATGAACGTAGATATAACCAAAAAGACCAATGAAAGAATATATGTAGATGGCAGAATGATATTCTCAAAGATACTAAATGACAGAGGTTATGGCATAGCCATATTGGGTAGAGCGCTTAAAAAACACCATTCAAGTATCATCCATTATAGGACTTCAGCCAATGATTTATTGGATACCAATGAGTTATTTGCTCAGAAATACTTTGCCTGTAAGGATAAATTTATGTCAGATAAGGAAGATGTATTCAAAATATCAAACAAAGAACAGCTACTTAATCAAATAGATGCACTAATTTTGGATAGAAACGCCTTATTAAAAGAAGTTCAAAAGCACAGAAGACTTAAGAATATAATTGAGTATGTAGATAAAAGGACACCAAATGGTAAAGAGTCTTTAGTGCTTAGAAAAATTAATTTAATGTTTAATGGACTAACCGACTATGGACAAGAACTTGAATGGTGAAAATGCTCGAGCCGAGCGTATAGCCTTTAGAATCAATGAACATCATTTGCTATTGGCAAATATCTACGAAACCATTGTGGACAGGGACTTTGTGCCTGCGGAAAAGGACATAAGAAATCTTATTATAGACCTTAGATTAATATTAAAATCATTAGAAGACGATGACTTTTGAAACAGAGGTAGACTTAATCAGAGAGAAGAAAGCAATTGAATTATTCGTAAGCATATTTGATGGGTCATACAAGAAGCTCGACCCACAAGATGTAGACTATAAAATATTTGACAAGGATAAGAACTTAATCGCCTATGCTGAGGTTAAAGGACGCATTAGAACAATGAAGACAGCATATCCCCTTCCGGTATCAGCAAGAAAATTAGTGAAGTTAATTGATAAAAGATTAGCACCCGTATTAATATGGGCGTGTGAGGACGGTATCATCTATGGCAAAGCAAACAAACTACAAGGACAAATCAAGTGGGGAGGTCGCCCTCCCCGTGATGGTTCATTTAGTGATTCCGAGATGATGGTCTACTTTGACAATCAGAAGGAGCTTAAGTACATTAGGTACGTTTAGTACAGTTTCTGTAATCCTCCTTTACCCTTTTTAGGCTTAGGAGTATAATCGTACATCTCATCTTTCATTGCTCTTTCTACACTATCCTTCTCTCTCTTAATTAATTTTTCCGCTTGTTTTGCATCATAGTCAGGAGCGTCAGGACCGAATGTTCTATACCAAAGGTCATAATCATAGCGCTTCATATCCTCTTGGTTTTGAAATCCTTGAAGTTTTTCTTCCTCAGCTTTCTTTTTATCTCCTTTAGTTCTATCAGCTTTCTCAAGGTCTTTGTAAAGGTCTTTCATTACAGCTTTACGAATGTCTTTGTATAAAGGAACAAGACCTAAGTTTCCTAATACCTCAAGAGGAATTCTTACATTAAGTTCTTTTTCTCTTCTCGCAATAGCATCTTCTTTTACCTTTTCTTTCTCTGTCACTTTTTTAACAATAAAAGCAGCAGTATTTAACGCAGGAGTATAAGCACCTCCCATATTCATAAGTAATTTACCTAAGTCTGTTTGTTTGCTATCGTCCCTTGGTATTAATGTGTAAGCAATACCATCTTTGTATGGGTCGTAATCTCCTTCTCTTAAAAAGTCAAGGTACTTTTCATTTGCTTCTTCTATACCATAGTTTAATACATTCTTAACAGCGTTACCGAAATCTCTTCCGATTAATAATGAACTAAATGCAGAAGCGAATGCTTGACCAAGTTTCTGCATAAATGATTTTTCTGTTTCAGGCTCTTCATCATCAAAGAATAATCCCATAAGACCCGTGCCCAACATTTGAAAAATTAATCCATATAACACCATACGTGTAGCAACTGCTCCAAGAACTGCACCACCTTGTTGTTTAGTTAATGAGCCATTACCAATCGCTGCCATAATAGCTGTACGTGCTGTAACATATTCAAATATCAAAAACTTTGTCATAAAGTTATTCATATTATTAAATGCTCTTAATGCAAGTTTTTGGTCAGGCTTTACAGTTCCTTTTAAAATACCCATAAATGGATTGTCAGTTGCTCCCACCATTACAGACCTTTCATCTGCAAGTTCAGTAGCTTTATCAAGAGCCTCTTTGTTGGCTTCCATATACGCTTCGTCATTTGCTGCAATCTTTTCAAAGTCTACCTCTTTTCCTGTGATATTTTCAAATTGATTAGCAAATGAACCAAACCACATAGGTCTCATTATAACTTTATCAGGAGTCGAAATCAAAGCATCAGCTTGAAGCTCAACTGCATTAACATATTTTTTACCTGACCTATTCCAAATTTGTTGAATTTTATTTTTAACAGGATTCTTTGATACAGCACCTTTAATTCCACTTGCTTGACTTAATATTGAAGTATCAACTAATCTTCCTGATAATGTATCTGTAGGGAAAATTCTATTAGTCTGCTTGCTTTTTAAGTTTTCCATTATAGTAGGAGCATCTGAAGACATAATAATTCCTCTATATTTTACACCTGATGCAAGAGCTTTAGGGTCGCTAATTACTGCAAAACCAATGTTTGAACTTAATTCGGATACAAACCTGCTTGTACCTGCAAGTACTGCACGGTATCCTTGCTTATTTATGTAATCAAGTGCTATGTCTAATGTTGAATCCTGAGTAAATGTATTTGTCAATAAATTATCTACCGTCTCTTCAAATGCAGCATTGATAGCGTTTATTATTTGTCTTTGCTCTTTAGGTATTCTTCCTTTACTTTCTAAATTAGCAATAGTACCATTGATAGTTTTACGAGCTGTACGTATTGGCTTCGTCAAATTAAAATCCATCAATACAAACTTAGCACCACGCTGAGCACTTGCGAATACGTCAAAGTTTAATGGAGACACCTTGCCTGTTCTTGCAATCAAAGACTTTGCTTTAGTAGATGGCCTCATTGCGTTGTTATATTCAGTAACAAATGCACTTCCTGATGTTAAATCGCTTGGTTGAAATTCGTGTAGTACGTTTAAGTGAACATAGTTATTCAACGGGTCAATTCTATCGCCACGAATAATCGCTGCAGTAAACTCAGCTTGCTCTCTTAAAGATTCGTTTATACCACGAATATCATTAATGGCATCTTTCTCAGCTTGATTAAATGATTTGTATAACTTTTCATTATCAATATTTCCATCAGTAGAAAAATCTTTAAGTATTTGTTGCAACATTTCAGCATCACGTTCTCCAAATCGAGACTTGCCTGCATCAATGTGCTTAATGGTAGCTTTTAAATAATCAGCAGCAGGATTTACTTCCTTGTTTCCTTTGTTTGATTCGTACTCAAGCTGAATCATATATGTCATCATCTTAAACTTAGACATAGTCACTGCATTAGGTTCAAGCCCAAGCGATTTAGCTACTTTTTCTTCAGCTTTCTCTAATATATTTTGAACTCTATTTAATTGAGTTTTAAATGCAGCAACCGCTTTTGCAGGCTCACTGAATAATGAATTAAATATATCCTTTGTTTTAAAGTTTCCAAATAATTGGTCAATATAAAATAAAGGGTTTCTTCTAATCATCTCTAAGACACCTGTTCTTCCTTGCATTGCAACTTCAGCTTTTACTTTAGAATACAATTGAGAAAACTTATACATTTTACTTTGCTCAACGGCTTTAGTTAAGACCTTGTCAGTATTAAGTCCATTTAATTTCTCTAACATTATCTCTCCGTAGTGAGGTAAGTAGTTGTTATTTATATTATCAATAACCTTAAGCAAGTTCTTTAACTCAGTGTTGGTTAAACCATCTACTGCATCAGTTTTAACAACCCTACTTAACTCCTTAATTGTATCTCTTTCATACTTAGTAGAAAGACCTGAGCCATCAATAGTAGATTTTTTTACTGCATCAGTTAGTTCTTTTCTTTCTGCTGCTAACTCCTCTTCGGTAAGCTCAGTTTCTTCAACTTGAGGAGCAATATCATCCTTATACTTACGCATAGTCTCTGCTTCCTTATCGTCAATCTCTTTCTCATCAAGCATTTTCTTAACTGATGCTGCGTAGTCTAACTCATTATCCTTATATACCTTGTTCTCTGAATTATTGAATCTATCAGCTAACTCATCAGCTTTTGATTGTTCGTTGTCAATCTCATCAAGGATAGCTTGAACATCTTTAGTTACTACAGACTTCTCATCAAGTGTAAGCACTGCTTGTCTTGCGCCAAACATATCAACCAATTCTAAGTAACGACCAAGGAACTGATTAGGTATAAGTGTTGGGTTAATAGAAAATAATCTATTCAATGGTCCTACTAATCCATCAGCGATACCAATCTTAGTAACAATGTTCTTCTTAGCCATCTTTAACTTGCTCTTAGCTACGTCAATCTTATCAGCATACTCTGCGTTTGCAAACACCTTAGCCATATAGTCAACAAAGTTTGACACTGAAATCTCGTTTAGCATATTCACCTTGCCAAATCTTGATACAATATTAGCTGCTTGGATAGATGTAATCTTTCCTTTTGATGCCATCTCTCTAATGTCCTTAGCCAATTCCTTAGCTGCATCTCTTGATAAGTCTCTGATTTGCTTGATGACAAGCATCTTCTCTTCTCTTGAGATATTGGTAATGTCTTTTAATGCGCCAAGCACACGTCCAATTGACACAGCACGCTTAGCTCCAACACCCATTTTAAATCTACCTTCACGCTCCATTACTTTCTTCTGAGCATCTGTAGCTCGACTATACACCTCAGAGTTTCTAATTAAAGTATCTAAGTTTGATATTATCTTGGCATCAGCTATACCTCTTCTTTTTTGACGAGTAATTAACTCATCAACCTTTGTCATTAATTCAGTGTAGCCCGGCAACTTATCTTCAGTAACTTTTTCTCTTTCATTGAAAAAGTCTGTTACCGTTTTTTCTATATTATTTCTCTTAGCTTCTCCTAATACGTTTACTATTTCTTTTATGGCTTCTTTTAATGCGACAGAAAATTCTACTCCTCTATCCATTAACCTACCAATCTCAACAACTGACTTAGCTATTAATCTCTTAAATTCATCTGCGCTTAATCCTGCTTTTTGAGTTCCTTCAGGTAGCGTAGGAGTAAACCAAGATGGCAATTCAAAGTTATCTATATCTTCAGCTAACTTTAATGCTTTGGTTTCAAACTCACCTTTAGCTTTAGTCTTAGCTTTTTTAGCTGCAACTTTAGCTTTTTCTTTAGCCTTTTTATTTTGCTCTTTGTCAAACTCTTTCTTCTTAATCTTATTATAACTATCAGCAACTGCTTGCTTAGCTTCTCCTAATGTTTCAAATCCATCAAAGCCAATCTCATTACCATCAATATCCTCTGCGGTAAATGAGAACATTTTATCTTCATCAGTAAGTTTTGTTATAGTTCCAATAGGGTCACCATCTGCATTACGTGCTTCAACAGTAAGTGATGATATGTATGTTACAGTTCTTCCACTTTCAGTTTCTTTTTCATCTTCAAGATAGTCAATAGCATTATCCTTAGTGAACGCATCAGTCTTAACTTCAGACGCTTGCACAGGGACAAACTGCTCTTCTTCTTCTATTACAAGAGTAGCTTCTGCTTGAACAGGCTTATAGTCTATTAAAGATTGCGGAGCCTTACCATTGTTACCTGCATCCCATTGTGACTTATCAGCAGCATCTACATTGTTTTTAAATGCTTCTACATCATTCATAAAGGATTCGGCAAGTGTAGAATTTGGATTAGTAAATGCATCATAATATAAGTCGCTTAATCTTGCGGCCTCATCTCTTAAATTATCATCTACATTAGTATCTCTTTGAATCTCATAAAAATAATGACCAAGCCCATCAGGGATATTCCAACCAAGACGAGCACGTACTGCATCTAACTTTTGTTTAGCTGTAGCTTTTTGTTTCTCATCTCCGGTAAATCCTTTTAAGCCATCTTTAGCTAAATAGGCTTCATTGGTAATCACTTGAACTTCTGCGATTGTACCATTAGATGTACGAATTTCAATAAGTCTTTTTGGATAACCTAAGTCTGTAGTCTCGGTAATTCTTCTTAATTCTTTGTCGCCCGGATATTTCTCATCAATTGTTTTAAATACTTTATCAGCATTAGCTTCAGTATCTACTACAATATTTACACGTGCGCCATCACCAAGTTTTTCGGTGAATGCATTATACCATCTGATAGCTTTAACAGATGCACGTTCAGGGCGTTTAATTGGGAATGGGGATATGGATGCATCAACTTCAGCAATGGCATCTTGTGCAATGCTTTCTACTTCGGCCTTAGCGTCTTCGTAAAGTTTTTTATTTGTTTCAAATGTACGCTGCACTGCAGGCTGTACTACTTTATTTAACTCGTTAAATCGAGTTTGTTCTTCAGGAGATAACTTTTTTCCTTCTTTTTGTAAATCAATTTCTTTTTGACGCAAGTCAGCAAGTTCAACTGCAAGTGCTTCTACTTTTGTGGTTGATTCTTTGAACGATTTAAGAACGTCACTTCTATCGAATTGTCTTGTTGGGTCTGAGGTTCCTTCATTTTTGGCTCCTTGGTAAGAAGATTTTTTGATTCTAACCGTTGGTTTAACTTTGACATTAGGTCCGAGTACATCAGCCGTTGCTTTTTCGGCTGCGATTGACTTTGAGTCAAGGTCTCTTGTTCGTTCTTCATATTGTTCATCTTCTGTTAAATTTTGTTGGTCAGTATCTTCAAAGAATTTAATTATAGATACTTTAATCTCGTTATTATTAATGTTGAATGCCTCAACACCATTCTTTTCAAGTTCAACTGACAGGTCTGTAACTTGTTCGTCAGTTATTGGTTCATCAAAGGTATAAATAATTTGTGGATAATGCATCAAATTATTTTCATCAAATTCAGTAAGAGGTATATCTCTCTTTCCACTAAACACATCTGACTCATATTCAGAGTCTGTTTCTAATATAAATGCATCTTGAGAATACTTCTCAGCAAAGTCAAATAATAACTTACTAACTGCTTCAGTATTAGCTTGTGGACTAATTGATAGAATCATATTAAATGATGGCTCAAATGAACCATTCCATAAGCCACGCTTAGGGTCGCTAAACTTAACAGCTACACCATCAACTTTTGCTACTTCATCAATAATATCTTGCTTAGCATCGTTTAATATTTGATTTTCAGCTTCCTTTATCTTAGCAAGAACTTTAGGGTCTTTCTTTTTAGCGTATTGCTTAACAAACTTGTCATAGTTCAATGACAACTTCTTAATCCTTTTAGTTACAGGCGTAGCTTCACGTACTGTAGCCGGAGTAATTAATACAGATATATCTCTAACTAACTTAGGAGCTTGTGTCTTTAAAGACACTTTTTGTTCTGCTTTTAATGTTTCTAACTCACTATTTATCTCATCAATACGAGCACGTGTTTTTAATTGAATTGGAGAATTAGGCATTTGCTTTAACGCTTTAGAGGTCAAAGACACCTTTTCTTTTTCAAGTTTATTTATTTTTTCAATTACTTCTTGCGTCCCGATTTCAGGAGTGACCTCTTCGGTCCTTGTGGTAACGACTTGAGGTCCTTGGTCTCCTTCGACCACTTGCTGCAATCCCACTTCGGGTTGTTCTGTGCGTAGCACGCCTTCATCTGTTGTTTGTTTTTGAATGGCATAATCTTTTGCTTGTTTACCGGTTAATGTATATGAATATCCTTCTCCTATTTTTCCTGATATTTTTTTTCCTAATGGAAGACCAAATATCATTTTTCTACCCTCGAACTCAATGCCTTCTTTTTTTACGGCTATATCTCTGAATTGTTCAGGTACTTCTTCAAGTGTTTTTACATTGAAAGTAACATTTTCATTATCATCTAATGAAGATATTTCTTCAGGAATACCTAATGTCACTTCTTCCACTTGTGGCTTAGACTCCATTATAATCTGTTGTATTTGATTGTTGAGGTCAGCAATCTCTTGCTTTTCTCTTGCTACAAGTACATCATCTTTATTCTGAATGTCAGTTTTTAATTGGTCTCTTTGTCTAAGTAAAGTAGCAATCTGAGCCTTCTCTGCATTGGTAACCTTTAAGTCTTTTACAGCATTTGAAACCTGCTGTACCTTATCGAATACATACAATGATTGCTTTGCTTCATCTTCTGAAATCTCACCATCCTTTACTTTCTTAGTTAAGTTCTTAGATAATATATCTCTTGACTTATTAGTATTAGCTATTTGGATTTGTTCTGCTGTAATAGGAGCATCTTTTGATACATTAAATACTTGGTCTAATTTTGTATCAGTGTCTTTTAATACGGCATTTATCTCTTCCTTAGACTTGTATGTCTCAACAAGATTAGTTACCTTATCCTTTGCTTTCATTGCATTGATAGGAGCTGTGAATACCACACCACTGCCTGCACCTGTTACAAATGCATCAGCAACACCTTCAAACGTAGGCTTATTACTAAGCACATTCTGAGTGATTTGAGTAGCTGCTTCTTCAATACCTTCACCCAATAGACCAATAGGAGCACCATACTTTGTCAATGCACCTTTATAAGCCTGAACTAAACCATCTCTAAAAATATTCTTTCCTACTTCTACACCTTCTTTCTTAACAATGTCTTTATAAACCTGACCAATTGTACCTGTACCAATTGCACTAAATACAGTCTCAGCCGCAGACATACCTAATGCCTTTACGGTCTTTTCAATCTCAGGCATATCAGGATTTTCTTCGCCTAATTGCTCTCTATTTTGTTCAAGGAATCCGGCAGTACTAATTGCTGCTAACTCAGCAGGAGCAAGCGTAGCTCCTCCCATCATCATAGCTATACTTACAGGAGCAGACTCTACAATGCTACTTCCAAGTAATTCAAATGCATCATTATAGTTGCCCTTCTGTATATTGTCTACAATACCTGAGCTTTCGTATCTTTCTTTATTAAATTTAGCAGTAACCTCTTGTAATCTTTTTTCTTCTTCGTTTAACTTGTTTAATACGGGATTGCTTATGCCAAACTGCTTTTTAAATGTATCAGCGTTAGCTGCAATATCCCAACCTGTAGCCCAAGCCAATGCATTCTGAGGTATAGATGCAATATTGATAACCGTCTCAGGTATAGATGCAACCATCTTCTCCAATGAGGTAAGACCTGATAATGCTCTTGTGCCTATGTTTTTTAAGTAAACGTTTTCTTCCTCAGGCATTTCAAGCGCTCCTAAATTCTTAAGTAATTTTTCTTTTTTAGGCGGAGCCATCTCAGGTATAACATTCGTTATAGTTTCAGGAAGAGGCGTAACACCTGTTGGCGTTGCAAATCCTGTCTCTGCTGCTACTTGTCCTTCTCTAAGAAATTTAGGAAGCGGTTTTGACGAAACCAAAGAAGTATCTTCCGAAGGTAATTCCGTAGTACCTTTTTTTTTTAATTCAGGCTGAGCACTAAATCCAAACTCAGGGAACTTGCTAAACACCTCATCTTCCGTAGCATACTTGCCACTATTAGAAGTAGCAACAAAGTCTCTTAAAGCCTGAACATCATATCCTTTTAATTCAGGAAACTTAGAAAGTAACGTAGCTTCGTCAGCATATTTACCACTATTTGATGTAGCAACAAAATCTCTTAACGCTTGTTTTAAATCCGACATAGTATTTTTTTTTATCTTTCGTTACCACCCTTTATAGTTCCACTTACAGGAGTTGCACTAACACCTGCCGGTGGAGTATATGATTGAAGAGTAAATGGATTAGGAGGAGTAGCTCCCAATCTTACTGCTTCAGCCGTTGCTCTTCCCGATGGGTTAAAGGTAGCATTTTTTATAAAACCACGTTGATTTACTGCATTACCAATATTTGGATTGCCTGTTAGTAAAACTCCTGCTGATTTAACAAACTGCTCATCACTCATAACTTTTCCATCTGCACCCTTAAATGGTATCACCTTTTGAGTTAATCTACCTGCTTCATCAGCAAGTGTAACAGTTACACCCGTTGCATCCCTTGTAACTTTTCTAACTGCAGGATTAATGTCTCTAAAGAAAGTAGTAGCACCTTGAATAGCTTTATTGTCTCCGCCATATAATGCACCAACTTGATTAGCAACTAATACATCGCTTTGAGCTTGTTGTTGTTGAGCTAATTGCCATTGTTGTGGCTGAGGTCCATAAGGTTGGAATCCTGTTGGCTTAATATCTTTCTCGTTATCCAATCTTGCTAACAACTGAGTTCTAACCCAATCTTTAGCCTCGGTTAATTGAGCTTTATAATTAGCTCCATCAGTATCTATTGTAGGTAATCCTGTAGATGGATTAATCTTAATTAATATCTTGCTCTTGTCTTTAGCTGCCTCTTCTTTATTATAAGTAAATGATTCTTGGCTATATGTACCTACATTCTCTGTTAAAACTGAAGTGATATTATATGGATTAGCAAAGTATGAATTTATCTGTTGGTCTATAGCCTTATTTGCATTATCAACCACAGCTTTTACAGCAGGGTCAGTAGATGCTTCATTTTGTTTTAAACCCAAAAGCTCAATTACACTACCTTGTTTTGTAGTAGTAGCAGCAGTAAATAAAGTATTCTTTATCTCCCCCATATTCTTTACCGTATTATTAATGGCAGCATTAGCATCCCAAGTAGGAATATCTGCTAATATTTTGCCCTTTAATACGTTTACAGGAGCTACATCTTGAGTCAACTCCATCACTCCTGTATCAGGATTAGGTCTCATTATACCAACATTTACCACACCCGTTGATGGGTCAATGATAGCTTTAGATTTTGAGAAATCAGCAAAGCCTTCTATTGATGCCATATTAGCACCTGTTAACGCCTGAAGTTTACCACTTTGGATACCCTCCATTTTAGTCTTATAATTGTCTTGATATAACTTTTGTAATTCAAATAATGTATTTGTACCATCTACATAGTTCTGTCTTCTATACGTATAATCTTGTAGCTTCATTTGACCTGACTTTAATAGTCGGTTGTCAATCATCTGCTGCTCCATCATTGAATGCGCATAATCATTTGTAAACTTATTGGCATCCTGATACTGTCCCTGTGGTGCGTTCTGTAATACGTTTTGAAATTCACGTGTAGCTTGGTCGATGTCAGCTTTCTTTTTATTACGAATCTCCACCTCTTGTTTAAGCATATCAGATATGCCTTTGCCGACTTCAGCCCAATTGACCTGACTATCTGCGTTTCGTTCTGCGTATTTATAATATGTAGCCATAATGTTATTCGGTTTCTTTTTTATTATTAACTACCACCTAATCCGGGTACATTAAAAGGATTTGTTATAAATGGACTTGAGTTTACAAATGGATTTACAGGAACAGGAGGTGGAGTAGGTAAAGCATATTTATCAGGTCTAACTGAAATAGGATTACCTAAGGCATCTGTATCTACTTTAGAATATAATGGAGCAAGCTGCATAGCCTGTTGACCCATACTTGCAAGACCTTTAAATCCTTGTTCAGTAGCTTGAGCCGCCAATTGCTGAGCATCTCTTGCAGCTTGTTGTGCACCTGCTACTTCTTGCAAAGATAAAGATGATTGAAGACCTGCTAAACGAGCTTCTTCTGCAGCAGATAACTTTTCAAGATTCATTAAATCTTGACCCATTGCAGTTCTTATTCCTGCTTGTGCTTGTTGTTGTGCCATTTGAATACGTCCTGCCGTAGCAGCCGCACCTCTTTCGCTCTCTACTCCTGCTTGAATAGCTTGAGCACCTTGAGAAAGTAATGCTTCTCTTTCTAATTCATATGGTTCTTTTTGAATACCTAAGTTGTCATAAAAGTTTACCTCAAGTTTTTTTCTTGCTTCTGCCATAGCTTGCTCAGCATCTTGCTCAGCTTGGCGCTGTGCTTTTTTCTGCTTTCCTGCTTGTGCAAAAGACATACCTGTACTTCCTGCTGTTATAGCTAAACTTGCTATTGCTAATGATGTTGCTGCGGGCATATTATAATAATTTAATCATTTCGTTTATTTGTTTGTCACCTTTTATATATCCTAAGTCTTCGTAGACACCTATTAATGATTGATTTTGTAATAGAGCGTAACTATATTTACTTCCTGATTTTTTACAAATCTCTGTCAACGCTGACACCAATAACTTAATGGCGTCTTTTCTTTGTAGCTTGTTGGTATATTCCTTGTTCGATATTATCCAATCTACCCAAGCTACTTTGGAATTAGTCAGATACATAAAGCCGGCACATATAGGCGTATCACCATCATAAATTATGATACCACCCTTGCCATCGTTAGGAAGGAAATCTCTTTGAGGAGGCTCCCATCCCCACTGTTTCCACCATCCTACGAGAATATCATCGTAATCGGTTTCGCTCAGTTCTTTTATGATTAAATCCATATTCTTACAAAGATATTAAATTTAAGGAAAACTTTTCATAACTTCTGTCTGAACAACAAACAGTTCAACCTTATCTGTAGACGAGTTTTCGATATTAAATGTACAATAGTGTCCAAGTACCCCGTGAGACTCAGCAACAGAGTTCTTAATATACAAGAAAAAGGCATCTTGTATAGGTATAGCAGTAGTTCCCGGTATTGTGGTATTAATGGTTAATTGGTTAACACCGTTAGGTAAATCTACTGTAATTGCGGTAACCTTGCCACATAAGACCGGAGTGGTATAAGGAGGCAGTGAATAGTACAATAAGTCTCCAATACTAATAATACTACCTATTTCTATACCAATTGCAAACTTAATCACATTGCCGCCTGTTACTTGACTGCTTCTTCCAATACCGTTTACGCTTCTTAAAGCAAGCTCACCAACAGAGTTATTTCTAACAAATGCAAAAAATGAAGCCTCTTTCTTCTCAAACCAATTGGCATCAATAAATCCTGAGTATTGCAAGTCAGTCTCTAAAGTAACAGCCCATTTAGCGTCTCCCTCTAAGTTAATAGTCTTGAATAGCTTATTCTCAAGCGGTGCTGCATTAAATACGCTTTGTACTGTTGATGGAGTGTAAGCTGCTGCAGCGTCTCCAATTTTTACAAACCAAGGCGCATAAAAAGTGTTTCTATTCTCATTTACATTATGTCTGTATAAATCACCCCCCTTAAAAGTATAGAAATAGTTATTCATCCCTATCATCCACTCAGGAATAAAGGAGTAAAAGGATACCCACCCGTTGACCATATTGCTATACGATAATGTATAATTTGCCATAGTTTATTTATTTTAGATTGGACATAAAGGCAACATCGGCCAAAACGATTGATGTGTTAATGAAGTGCTATATGTTGCTATTATTGTACCTCCCGAATTTCTCAATTCCAATGTAAAATAAACCGGAGTAGCCGAGCCACTTGGTTCAAAATACAATAATTCTCCCGTAGGTGGCGTTGAATCAGATACCGTAACTGTTGCTGTACTTGAAGGCGTTCCTGTAGTTCGTGTTATATAAGAGCCGGCAGGAGCATTGGTTGTGTTAATTGCGTATCTAACCGAACAAGCTGCATTATCATTACAATTATTTTGCCTACATATAGGAGCACCTAATGAAATACTTACTTCGCAAGAAGGGCATTCTTGTTGTGGTAGCAATACGCAATCTGCCTGCTCTCTTACTATTACACCATTAGAATAGAATCCATCAGGCGCACATTCAGTCAAAGCATCATCCGTGAATACTGCTGTTGCAGACCCAAGAGATGGTGCGTTTAAATAGTATGATGAAGTTGTTGCCATTTATTTTTTATTTAAAATTAACACAATGGGAGCATTGGCCAAAATGATTGATGAGTTAATGACGTATTTGACGTAGCTATTATTGTTCCACCTGAATTTCTTAACTCAAGAGTAAAGTAAACAGGAGTAGCTGAACCGCTTGGTTCATAATATAATACTTGACCTGTAGGCGGAACTGAGTCGCTTATAGTAACCGTTGCTGAACTTGATGGGAATCCTGTAGTAAGCGTTATATAAGAACCTGCCGGTGCATCAGTGGTATTAATACCATATCTTACCGAGCAAGCCGCATTATCGTTGCAATTATTCTCTCTACAAGTAGGAGCACCTAATGAAATAGTTGGTACAATGCAATTAGATTGACATTCTTCTAAAGTGGCATAAGTACCGCTACCATCACCCGGGTCTACACAATCCCCGCTTTCGCAATTATAAGACTCTACAGCGAGGCTACAATCACAACAAACATCTTCTATGCTTACGGCAGAATAACACAATGTAGTGGCTACAGCAGCCCTAAAATCCCATATTAGATATAAGTTGTTCTCTAATGCAGGCACAGTGAACTCAGCGTAGTTATTTGTACCACTTCCTTGGTTTGGAGTAGCTGTAGTAGCTACTGCCAACAAGGCATTAATATCAGTACTATTATTACTATAAATAGTATCAGACATCAAGTACTTAAATTCATCTGTTGCAGGATTAAATACAAAAGTATCAGTTGAGAATTGATTAGAAATCAAGCTAACTGTGCTACCCGAAGGAGGGAATGCTCCCGTTCCTACAAAGTTAGTGGTAACATTATATCTTGATACAAGAGGATTAGTCGTACCTGATGCAAAAGTCACAAGACTTGATTGCAATGGTGACACGTACGCTCCATCTACATACCTATATTGAGTATGTATGGTATCCCCTGAGTCGTAGTCATTTGTTAAAACCACTTGTATAATAGTAAGCGATGTTGCATTAGTGCAATTTGCAAGCACATTTAATGTTATATCGCCAATATAATTGATAGTAATATTAGCAACCTCTACAGCCACATTATTCTTATCAAAAGTTAAAGTACCATTTGTATCTACAAATCCTGTAGTAGTTGTAACTCCATCATACTCAACCACTATCTCAAATTCAGCACCTGAACTTATTGTTGCAACACTGTAATCAATATCAGTTAATCCAACAGTAGGTCCCAAGTCAACGCAGAACTGAGTAGACTTCTCTTCAGCAAGAGGTGTTGTCAAACTAAATGTCTGAGAAATACCACATTGTAAACACTGAGGATTTTCAGGTAAGTTTATTTCATTACTTGACAATACATATTCGTTCATATACGGGTCAAATCCTCCTATCTTTTGAGTGTTAAATGACTCATTGAAGGTGTCTCTAAACCACGTTCTCATATTCATTTCAGATATTACAATTAGCTCGTCATTCTTGGTAGTCAAACTACCTCTAAGTTGAATAACCGCTCCACGTTTTACATCGGTAAAATATCTATCATATCCCCATTGAATATAACTCTCAGGATTAAAGCTAATACCATATTTCTCAGTACGAGCAATCTGAGTACCTAATATCTCAGGTACAGATGCTACAACTCCTCCTCCTGTGGAGTCAGAGATTAAGTTTTTACTTGCTAAAACGTACGAAATTTTATCTTCTTGTAATACAAGAACATCTGTTTCTCTACCGTCTAATACATAAATAGCTCCAAAAGAAGGCTCACAAACTTTGTAATTAAGTAAACCTAAGTTAAATTCATTTAGCTTATTTACGTTTGACTCAGCACTATATACTCCGCTATACGTAATATCGGCAAATCTATCTGCTGCTCTGTAATCTTGAGCAGATACACTTGTAACTCTATTACCAAGATTAAACGAGTTGCCTACTATTGAGTCTCTAATCTTATAGCTTTCCGCTCCGTTTCCAAAAGAAAAGCAGTTAAAGAACTTAGTATCTATAATAGCAGATGTTCCTAATGCAATATTTTGGTCTTGGATATTACCTATATGGTTTCCATTCACTATAGGGAAAGACATTTCATTCTCAAAAAACACATCAGGTAATGCATTAGATGGTTGTGTTTCAAATATTAAAGTCTTATCAGAACGGAATACCGTTATATTAACCTCAACAGTAGATGCTCTTGCATTTGGATAATTCAATCCCGTACAAGGCAATGTACCTGTTACCATCAATTGTAATTGATTGGTAGAAGTATTTCTATAAAATCTATAATAGTTAGTACATAAAGCTGTTGATATATCACCTGCAGTATTGGTAATTGATGTAGTAAACTCATTGTCAGGAATACATTGACCACCACCCGCATATCTTATACCATCATTTAAAAATTGACCTATATCTTCTCCAATAAACCAATCATACATATTGTCATATGCATTTGCTGATATAAATGTTTTTTCTAATAAATTTCTTCTTTCCTCACAATCATTTCCAACTCCACCCCTTGACTGCCTAATGTACATTACAATTCTACTTCCTGCCGGAACGTCATAATCTACCCAAGCAGAAGTAACTGAATCATATCTGTTCATTGGATAATAAAGAATAGGATAAGTTCCTCCTCTTGGAGAGGTTTCAGTTATTTTCCCCGGTGCTATAATAGCTAATTCATCCTGAACAATATTAAAACTATTAGGATTAATCTTCATATAAACTCCCGCAGGAATTGGTATAAATACGTCAGGGTCTAATTCACTTGGTATCTCTATAAAGTTTGTTGCTTGAGATGATTTTTCAAGCACGGTTGCGTACACACAAGAAGTGGTAGCACCATTTGAGTCAGCCTTTACAATCAATCTATCGCCTGCCTCTACCTTGCGAGCGTTCTCCCCTTCAAGCAAGAAGTAAGCATTATTTGTTAATGGGTCTTCAAAGAATATGCTACAATAAATTGTCTCATAGTTTTCTTCGTCAGGCTTAATAACAAACTTATATCTTGTCGCCCAAACAGGCGGTAATTGAGTTGGAGGTATCGTTACTTGAATAGAGTTCTTGTAGGCAGAAAATCCACAAGGGATATGCTCTGTATTATTAGGACTTACAAGTGCAGTTGTTGCTCTATTAAACTCATCCATATATACAATACCAATCTCATAATCACGATTGCTATGTAAACTTTGTGTGTTTGCAATTTCTTGAAATGTAGCTTGAGCTAATGTCACCTCATAATACTCATACACTGTTTGAGTAGGTGTGGTTAAATTATTAACGTAACGCATAGCAGGAAATTGGAATCCAATCTCAGTGCTACTCGGACTTGTAATAATATTAATTCCTTGACCAACTGCGCTTATACCACTACCACTTTTTATTAAAGCATCTAAGTTATTTGGTATAGCACAGTTAAATGCATCTGTAAAAGTTGTACCATTACAAGCATTTGCAATAAGTTGAATATTGGCTGCAGTGCCAACTGCGTTTTGAAACTCAACACTTGTAGCTAAATCATACACTGACGCATAATTAGTAGACAAGAAAAATGCAAAGTTCAATCTAACTATATCTGTTGTCTCAGTTGGGAATGGAGTTTGACCGGTAAATTCAGAATGTGTTATACTAACATCTAAGCTAATTGCAGAACCTGAAACTAAATTTTGGCCTCCTAAATCAAACGTAACGACTGCATTAGCAATAGTTACACTACCATTAATTGAGTAATTGCCTAAGTCAAGACCATCATTAATGCTTGTATTTCCTATAGGAGTTGATATTAAGTCAGTTGTATATTCAAATTTAACAGGAGCTCCATATTGGTCTATTAAATCATAACCCTCTACATAGTTGCCATACATCAATCTATTGCCCATAATAGTCTGAGCCTTTGCAAATCTTGGTACATTGTCGTATAATCTAAGCAATTCTGCTTCTGACAATACAGTAAATATCTTGCTATTAGTAAATGTATATTGATACTCAGTATCATTTGCAAGTCCTAAATTAGACTTATCAAGTTTTTCAATCACCTTAATAATACTACCATCTGCGCTCTTAAATAATAAATCTAAACCAACTACAAGAGAACTTCCTGAGTTGTAAGTAATTATAGCAGAGTTACAAAAGTTAGTCATACCATCATTCAAAAAACTCTCAACACTAAAGCTAAAAGGATTAGGAATAAAGGCAGGTTGAGACCACTGAGACGTAGCACTATACTCTCCATCTATATATCTATATCTATATGCAAAGCAAATAAATCTTGTGTTTAAAAAATTCTCTTGACCATTAGTTACGATAGGCTCAACCATTGGTGATTCTACCGGTGGCTTTTTAATAACAAGCAAAGATTCTGCTGTGATTTGGTCTATATCTGCAATTGGATTAGGATAGTTCCTTTTGATGTTCATACATCTTGGAGCATTGTAATCATCGGTAAAAAAGAACAAATCGTTTAATATGTCAATACCCGTAACTAAATAACTTGGATTAAAGTTTAATGTAGTATTAACGCCTCCGCCATCATCAATAGAGACAACGTGATAAGTTAACACACTTGTATAAACATTAAAAGAAACAATTAGGTCAAGTTTTCCTGTAGCACCTTCTGAGAAATTTGGGTCGTGTATAAGCCAATAGATAGTCTCAGTAGCACTATCTTGCAATGCACCAATACATCTTGCAGATGAACTAAGCGGAGTTCCGTCAATATACGCCAATGAAGTAAGAGGTATATTACCTTTTGTGTTTTCAATAACCCCCATCTCTGAGTTCTCTGTAGAACCCATTCTAATATTCATAGCATCAATATACTCTCCTTCAGGTAATAGGCGTTGGTCTACAACCTTATTCATTCTACCTGCCGTAAAGTTCCTTGTAAATTTTGCCATTTTATTTTATTTGCTTGTCCAATCCTCTTAAGTTCATTAAAAGTCTGCCCGGATGAATATTGCTAATTCTTATTTTTGCATTGCTTAACAACGCTCTTCTTTTCTTACGTGCACGAGCAACGATATACTCTTGAACACCAAGTTTAGAACTTAGTATCTCATATTCAATTGCGGCATAAATATATGCCTCAAATAACTTATTCACCGTAATCAAAGAATTGTCTCCGCCTTCCATACCATCAGAAACATATTCAAGAATACAAGACTGACCTGACATTGACGAGTCAAAGTTAATAACTCCTGCTTTTCTATCAATATTAAATGTAGGATTAAAATTAGCTGTCTCTGTATTTAATCCATAAGCAGTTCCAATGTTGCCTTCAAAATACCACATTCCATCATAGTTCCAACCTAATTCACCATTAAATTGATTCCCTTGATTTAAGTAGATACTCTTTTTAGTCTTAGTCAATCTATCAAAGTCTATGTTTGAATACTGAGGACTTAATGCATTTCCATCTTGGTCAAATAAAATACGACCTGTATTGTCTTGCAAGTATGCTTTAGATGAAAGCGTTTGAATATTCTCAGACAATGGACGTAACCATCCATCTTTGTATAATGAAACACGAACCCAATTCACATAATCAGAAGGTAATATGTATCTCAACATATCAGGAACCGTAAGCTCCAATACTTTAATTTCTTTAAATGCATCGTAATTTAATTCCTGAATAGCACGCTTCGCGTGAAATAATACCTTATAACGCTCTTCATTATTAACTAATGAGTGGTTTCCTGAGTACATCAATAAGAAGTTATTTACAATGTCTTGTAAGCTAACATACTGATACGACCCCCAATTGGTATCTTCAGGCGTTACTCCTCCATTCTCGTAGTATTGATACTGTGATATATATGCCATATCTTATTTTTTATGGGTTATTTTCTTGTTGCTCCTTAGTCATACTAAATTGTGTAACCTGCGTTTCACGAATAGATATACCACAATATTGAAGAATCCTTGTAACTAATTTATATTCATCTTCAAGAGGCAGCTCAAAATCTTGGTAATCATTTTGTGATTGGTCAAATATAGGCTCACCATTACTAAGTGTTATGTATGTCCATTTAGGAACCTTAGGGAATCTAAAGTAAGTAGCTTGAACTTGACCCTTATTGCTTATTGTAGCAGGATAGATAGTTAAATCAGTGCCCTGTACAGTATATGAAGGATATTGAATTGTAGGCGGAGTTAAGTTAGAATTATTAAGAAGTGTCATATTTGAATTAATAACCTTCTCTGCTTGTACAACAGTTGCAGACGAGAATATGCTATAAGCATTTCCTGATGCTAAAAATATGTTTGAATCCAACTGAATTGCTGTATTACTCAATACTGACACAACTGTAGATACTAACCCTGTTGTAAGGTTTGTAACAACATCTCCTGCTGACAAATCATTAGTAGTAAAAGTTGCAGTGCTATCAACTAATTGACCACTTACAACTGCTGTGTTAGTGCCTGTCTTTAAACTTATAGGCTTACACTCAACATCTAATATCATATAAGAATAATACCCCGTTGTAGTAGGAGTAGGTACTGAGAATCTATTAGCTGAAATTTTAGATAAATAGTCTTTTCTTAAAAAAGATTCTAATGTCTCAGCAATTGGCTGTTCCATATCGGCATAATTAACGCCTGCGGTACGAGCATTTTCTAAATTTATAACAGCATTGTAACTGCTAAAATACTCCTCAAAGATTTCCATTTGCGCATTTTGAGCATACAAATTAAAATCAGAAGGAGAGATGTATCCGTAGTTATTCTTATTCAGTACAGACAACACCGTATTTCTTACTGAGTTTATCATTACTTCTTTTTTTACAAATATACATAAAAAAAAAGAGGGTACAATAAGTACCCTCTTCTAACCAATAATCAATAATCAAAACCTATTATGCCAATGTCGCTTCTAACATTTTTAAGGAATCAATACCTTCATCACTTTGCAAGAAGTGGGCTACCATCTCATAAGGGTCTTCTCCGAATGGAACAGATAACATCTTCTTTTTGTTGGTTGCGGTATTAAACCACACCTCTTTCTCACCATTTCTTAATACCAACAACTTATTTTCAAAGAATAAACGAACCTTAGCTTGAAACTTCAATTCAGGGTCATTTAATATATTTAAGAACTCTTTAGGGTCTCTTTTAGCAAATACCAAGATGTCACGCTTTAACTCAGCAGTAGACACGGTAGATGGGTCTTTTCCAAACATCACTCTTGTAAGTGTTTCAATTTGGTCAAGTGATAACTGACGAGCTTCAATTAGAGCCTCAACTTCTAAGTTTAAGTCTTCTACCTCAGCAGCAGCATCTTTTTCTTTATCTACTTCAGCAAATATAGTACCATTTAATGGATGGTAATGTAAAAATTGCTGTAATACAGGGTTGTTTTTTGGAACTCTCAAGAAGCCATCTTCAAAGATAATTGGCTCTATAATTGCATTTCCATCTTGTTCGTCCTCAAATGGGGACTGTTGATTCGTTGAATATCTCAATGAACGATTAACATTGTTTTTCTCGTCAAACCACATTAGTGGGAATCGAGGGTGGTTTCTTGACGCTAACGTATATGATAGCGGATTTCCTATTTTTAACTTGTAGACTTTGTCCACAGGTGTTGTACCTTTTGCCATTTTGTATTTAATTTAATTAGATTTAAAAAAGGGAGAGTGTCTTTAAAGACACCCTCCCGGTATATTTACCACCTATTATCCATAACGGAATAATACGAAGTTGTTTGCACCCAAAGTACATACGCAACGCTCAGACAAGAAGTTTACCTCCATTGCATCCAAGTCGCTTGTGGCAGCACCACCGGCAGAACCTGTAATCCAAGTCTTGTATCTTCTATCTTCTGCTTCAGAAGCACGGTATCTTACGTGTAAGAAAGGACGCTTAGCGTTCTTACCCATAATTTGGTCGTACACTGAAGTAGAACCTGCAGGAACCATCAAACCTGTGATAGTACCTGTTGCAGTACCTGCTGTTTGGTTTAAACCACCACGCATTGTTGGGTCGTTTAGGTATTTCCAATCAGACTTGTAGAAGTCATAACCTCTACGGAATCCTGTGAAACCTAAGTTTAACGCCATATCAACATCGTTATCGAAAAGACCGAATGAAGCTGATTGAGCAACACCACCTGAAGTGTAGCCGTTCAATGTAGCTAACATATTGTCAATATCGAAGCTCAATCCACGATTTACGAATACTACGTTCTCTTCGATAGCACCTTGCTTATCTAAACGAGAAACGATAGAATCCCAATCAGAAAGAGTTGTTGGAGTACCACCACCCCAAACGTTACCACGATTGTTTACTACGTAGAAGATACCCTCAGAACCAATGAAACCTGCAGTTGCCGCACCTGAAGATGCTGCAGCAGGAACTGCTTCAATCATTGAAGTCTCTAAGTAATCTTCAAAACGTAAACGAGTCTCGTGCTCTGATTTCAAATACCACAAGTATCCTGTAGCACCGTTCTCAGTAGTCACTTCAACCCAACCGATTTGAGCCATATCAGAACCGTTAACCGCATACTTATCTTTGATGATAATAGGGTTGTTAGAGAAGATGCTATCTTCAGATTCTAATGAACCAATCATTCCGTTAGTTCCTTTCTTGAACTCAGAACCGTAAATGAATACAGTACATTGAGTAGAAACTGCGAATGCTTGACCTGCAGTCTCGTAGTAAGCTACTGTGAAAGTAGTTGCTGAAGGAACTGCTGTAACGATTGCTTTGTTGAAAACACCTGAAGTGTTATTCTGAATCATAACAGTTTGTCCAACACGGATTGCGATGTAAGTTACACCACTATCAGCTACAGTGAAAGTTGCGGTTGCCGCACCTGCTGCTGCTGCTGAAGTAATATTAGTGTACTTAATGTGTAAACGTCCTTGTTCTGCCCATTTAACTTGGTCTGAATTAGACGGCATCTCTGCTCCTACCATACGTAAGAAAGATGCAATTGTTCTATTACCATAACGCTCAAATTCCTTCTCATAAGTATCAGGAAGATACTGATTCAAGAAATTAAAGTTGGTAATGTAGTTAGTTTGTAAGGCCACCTGCTCAGCACTCGGCTGCAACGCAAAGGTAGGGTTACTTAATAATGTACCTGCCATTTTAATTAATTTTTAATGTTTATATTTTTTTTATGCTGCGAATTTTCAGGTTTCGTCCTGAATCAGGGTTTATCGCTTTCACCTGCATTCCATCTGTAGCCTTTCCTACTTCAGGAGCTTTACGCTCAGACATATTGATGTTCTTGATTTTACGAGTAACATCATCTGTGGCGTCAGCTAATCCTTGTTCGTAGAAGTACTTAGCAAACTTTTCAGGATGCATTGCTATTGCCAAAGACCTATGATAACCTGATGCGTCTTTCATCAAACCTTGGTCATCCAAAAACTTGTTTATAAAGTTTTGTGGAGTTGCTTGGTTCTTTTTCAACTCATTGGCGTCTCCCGGAGCAAACGTGAACTTCTTGTCATTAACACTGAACTCAAAACCTTTGAACTCTCCGTTAAAAACTTCGTTCGTCTTTTGGTCAAACCATTGACGCTTACGATTGTTCTCCTCTTCTATGGTCTTTGCCTGTTGGGTATATTGCTTATAGCTTTCGTACACTTCTTTTTCTGCATCCGGAACAAATCCCATTCTTGACTCAAGCGGCATTTTATATTGTTCCTTTTGGGAATTGAAGTATTTCTTGGCTTCAGCAAGAACTTTCTTCTTTGCGATTTTTGCCTTTTTAACGGTTGACTCATCGTCTAACTCTACGTCAAACTTGTACTCATCCATTAACGTCTCAATGTCATCACTATCAAGACCTTCCTGTGTGGAAGCAAGGTATTCTTTAAGAAGTTGGTCAGGGTCCATTGCTTCAAAGTCCTTTGATAATTTAACAAAGTCTTCAAAACCACGTCCTGTCTCCTTTTTATATTTCATAAAAGCAGCTACATCTTCAGGTAGTTGCTCAGCTTCTTTACGCTCAGCCACTAAATCATCTAATGAATTAATCTGCTTGTTATATCTTTTACCAATATATGAAAGAACATCTTCGTCTTTTAATTCAACCTCATTTGCTTGTGGCTCCGGTTCATTTATTTCCGGCTCCGGTTCTTGATTTAACGACTCTTCGTGTTTCTCAAGTAATTGTTGCTCCACTTCTTGAACACTCTTTGGTTCAATTACGTCTAACGCTCTAACTTTTAATTCCATTTGATTTGATTTAATTTATACAAAAATAGATAAAAATTTCGACATTTTATCGAGGTTCAAATTCCGCTAAGTCAAATCCATCTAAGCTATCCTCGTTTGATTCAAAGCTCATAGGAGGAAGATTGTTCTTTCTTTGATTAATTAACTTAGATTGCTCGGTGTTTTGTTGACTAATTCTTTGCGATTTTAAATCCTCTTTCATCTTATCTCTATCAGTAATTTCTTTTGATTCAATACCCTTAAGTTGCATATTGTAGTCAAACTCTTCTCTCATTAATTGAGATTTTAATTTAGCTTCAGCTTCAGTTCTTTGAATTTCAAATGCAACTTCAGCTTGTTTGATTTGCATCTTAGACCTTGTCTCCATTTCAATTTTCTGCATTGCCACTTGTCCTGCCAACTCCTGAGACTTCAATTGTTGTTGAGAAATCATTGCTTGCTGTTGCATTTGCATTTTCTCTTTTTGCTCTTGAGTCTTAATACGCTTCATCTTTAATAACTGATTAGCTAACTTAAGATTGCGAATCTCACGAATGTCAATTGCATCCTCAAGGTTAATGTCACCTTTAGATAATGCCATTTGGATATTAGCTTCAAGCTGTGCTTTTTGCTCTTCATCAGGAGAAATCTCAATGAATATACCAAAGTCGTAAATATAAAGGTCCTTAATATCATTTAAGATAGATACATTGTACTTTCCAATTTGATTAGCAAACTCTTCTTTAAAGTCAGAATATTGAAGAATGTCACCTACTCTATAGGTTAATGCCTCAGCTAATGAACGATAAATGTACAAAGAAGCGTCAAGTATGTGTCTTGTAGCTGTATTTGAATTTAATGCAGCCAATTTTTGTAACCCAACCAATGAGTTAGGGTCAGGATTTGAGCCATCTCTTGCCTCGTTAAGACCGGTCACAGACCTAATCATATCGATGTAATGGTTCATATTGGTAATAAGCATCTGAGTTTTAGCCGCACCTGAGCTTGAGTTAAGCTGAGTAATAGGCACTCTTGCATTATTAAACTCACCATCTTGAGTATAGCTTCTACCAATTACACTACCCGTTTGGAAGTATAATCTTAAAGCATCCTCAGGATTGTATGCATTACCCGTTCCTAAGTCAATCTCGTTCAGACCATCAGCATCGATGAAGACACCATCAGGTACAGTACGAGCAATAACTTGTTGTAATTTTAAATGCGTGATTTGAATCAAATCAGCAAATGGTATCATTCTTCTACATAATGACTCAATAACGCCCTTGTACATACGAGGTGCACAAGCAACGTAGTTTGGTAAAGCGTGTTGAGAAGCTGACTTAGGACGAACCATATTCTCAGACATCTTCCACTGCAATAAGATATTGGTACCCATTACCATAATACCTTCATACCAAACATCAATAGTCTTTTCTATTTTTTCAAAGTTGCCTTCCTCCATCATTTCAACAGGAGGATTAAAAGTCTCATCTTTCTCAATAACACGAGAGCCACCGCCTTCAAGTCGCTTCTTCTTATAAACCACCTTTTTAGATGTTTTATAGTTAAAGTACATTAAAGTACAAGTGTCTTTATTGAATAAGCTATTCTCATAGAATTGAGCCACGTTATAATAATCATACCACGCTTGGCTATATTGAGTTATCTCTTGTAAATCTTCTTTTGTAAGACTTTGGTCAATCTTCATTAATTCCATAATAGGAAGCGTCTTAATCTCTCCCCAATAGAAACAATCTTTAAAGAATGGGTCTTCAGTATAGCTATACACAATATTAGCAGGGTCAACGTATGAAACCTCAACACCTGTTCCTAATAAGAACTCGTGCTTAGCTACGCCAATACCTACAACAGCAATGTCGTAGTCTATTCTTTTTCTAATATCGTCATAGTGATTCTCATCAAATATGGTATTGATTGCTTCTTCTTCTGCAATCTCAATAGCAGGCTTATACTTAAGCTGCATATATAATGATAATTCTTCGTCAGTTTCAGGAAGCTCCTCAGGGTCCATCATAAAAGTATCAACGCCTGTCTTTTCTTTGATGGTGCTTAATATATCTTTTGAGACCATTTGAGCCTCAATCATATCTTGATACTTGCTTCTCTTAGCTTGAGACATTGCATCTTGTGCATAGGTCTTAACTTTAAAAAGTCTATCAGACATACCATTTACAACAATGTCAATGAATTTAGGAAGGATAGGAACCGGTGTCCAATCTAAGTTTAAATGAGACAAATCACCATCAATAGCAATTTCATTTTTATATTTTGCAATAGATTGTTCTCCACGTGCATACAATCGTAATCTACGGAAATCTCTCCATTGGCTATAGTATCTACAGGCGTTTCCATCTTTACGAAACCATTCATATTGGATGGCCTGACCCACTTGTAAACCAAATGTGTCAGATGCCTTTTCTGCGTCAGTAGCTAACTGACTTGGAAAGGACACACTATTTATTTCGATTGCTACATTTTTCATCTAATCAATTGACTTGTTTTTCCTTCATTGCTATATTTAGCGAAGTTAATAATTAATTTCGATTCTTTTTTCTCAGGCACATACAAATGCTTCTGATTGGCCATTATACATAAACCCGAGCTAATAGAGGCGTCAAACTTTGTTCTGTCGTTGATGTCAAACTTTGCCCAATCCTCAAGTGTTCTTGTAAATGGCATTGTTCCCATTTCCTCAGGGTCTCTATATTTTGCTTCTAAATCTAACCCCACAAACTTCTCTATATACGACTCAATGGCAGAAGCGTGCGCTTGCTTAACATCTTCTGATGAGTTTGGAATACCTCCTAACTCACGCTCAGTTTTAGTTAATTTAGCCATCTGCTTATCAGGTCTATTAATAGAAAAGCCTCTATATCCCCTATTTTTAATATGGTATAAAAGCCTTGGTTTATTATTCTCCACTAAGATAGGCATTCCGTAGAATATACAAGCCATCAAGACCTCTTCAAAGAATATCTCTGCCGTCTGTGGACGAGCAACATACTCCAAGAAAAACTCATTAACAGGCGCATCGTCCATATGAAATTTAGTCATACCGTGCAACGCACCATTAGAACCACGTCCACCTACTACGGCTGATATATCATATGAGTCACAACCAAATGAACCAAGGTGCTCATTGCCGGGATATTTAATCCCATTGCGTATGTGCACATTGTTTTGCATATGCTTTGGTGGTGCCCAACTAATAAGAAATCTACCACGTGTATCAGGTGTCCATATTACCTCAGTATCTCTTATGCCATCTCTCCAAGAGAACGACCCACGAGTTAGATAATGCTCTTTAATCATTGAATCATTATAGTCAATCTGCTGATATAACTTAGTTAAATTAAATAGCGATTGTTTGCTCTCATCTCTAAATGCGTGAGACTCTGTTCTTGGGAACTGACGATAGAACTCGTTCAGTGCATCAGCGTCACTCTTTAAAGAGTCAACCTCAGCTTCCCAATAGTCAATGGCTCCGTTTTTAATCCAATTGCCATCTACGCCCATTAAAGGCTCTTCAGGCTTACGAAACACAGGATGACCATATCTATCAATGAATCCTTCCATATTCCATTCCATAGGGATAAATATGGCATATAAGCCACTCTTAGTCTGTCCGTTAGCATTTCTATTCTTTACATTAGACTGCTCGTAAATATCTTTGAAGTTCTGCCCTCCTCGTGACAAAGCATTTGAGGTAGAACCCATCATACACTTTCCAATAATCTTACTACCTAATCTCAAACAAGTTTTGGTTACACGCCAATTCTCTTTAATGTTTACAGGGTTAGTCCACTTACCACTCTCATCGTGTGCCAAAAATAATAGTTTCTCTCCATCATAAGAGTTGTCATCTGTATTCTTCCAATCTATCGTGGTGTCAAGTCCGTCAATCTCATTGTCATCAGACTCGTACATATTTTTCTTAGTAATCTTTGCAGCAGGAACTCTAAAGGCTAATTCAGTCTTTGGCTTGTCCATACCATCCATAATAGGTTTAAAAAAGAATGGAAGCCTACTATTAATAGGCACAACCTTATCGGTGAACATTTTTTTAGCATCAGCACCCGTCTTAGACAAGATGCCTATACGTGCGTCACGTGCGAGGGTACCTATGTTCACACACTCTGAGGATGACATAAATGAAAATCCTGAACGTCTAATCTTAAGATAGACCATTCCAAATGACCTTGGGTCAGCACGACAAGCCTCCCAAAATATCCAATAGATTCTGTTAGCCTCACGAAAGTCAGGATATCCCACGTCAATGCTCGACCATTGTAAGTACATATAGTGAGAACCTGTAATGTAGGTTTTAACTCCATTATTCATAAACCAAAATCCTTGCTCACGATAGTCAAACTCTTTCTCGATATAGTCTACCCATCTGTCTTTAAACTCTTTTGGCTTTTGATTCCATTGAAATATGGATTGTATCTTGGCTAACTCACGGGGAAGGTCTTGACGCTCCCAATACTGTTCATTCTTAGTGGAGTGTCTTTGAAGACACTTATCAGGAGCTAAAGGAAGTGCTATGCGCAATCCTTCTATCTCTATTATATCCCCTATTTGTCCTGTTTTTGAAATAACAACAACGTCATATTGGTCGTTATATCCATATAGCCACGACCTCACTCTATTCTTGTTAGATATGACGGCTGCCGGTATGTAATCTACAAGTACACGGCACAGACTATTGTTTTGACCTTCTTTCTGCAAATCCTTGTTTTGTATCTGTTTTACTTATTCCTCTGTCTGCGGAATCAAGATTTTCTTTCTCCGCTTCTATTCTACTTAATATCTCAAAGGCGTCAAATATAGCTAACTTCTTAGCTGCTGCTGCATTCTTCATCTTGTCTGCAGATACGTCACCATTATCCGATTCGGTATTGATAATGTCCTCTTCTGCTACCTTAACAAGATGATTAACAGCCTTATATCCTGCCTCTATAATTCTTAATTTTATTGCTTTTGTATCACTGCTCATAACTTCATTGTTATTTGATGGTCATACATTCTATATAGCTTTTCATTATCTACCGTAAACTCATACTCGCTATCAGGGCTAAAGCATATCATATCGCCTTCCTTTATGCCACGTTCAAGTAGATACTCGTTAGGATACTTCATTAGACCCATTAGAGGCTCGTCTGAGAATGGCTTCTTGATATAACTTTCGGTTGCAGGGACAGGCTTGACAAAGCAAAACCTATCATAAGCGTTCCACGTGGAACCTTTTTTATACATAAAAAATTGCTCGGTCTCAATAAAGAATAGGTCATCTTTAAAGAATGACTTACCACTTTTTTGTCTACCACGCATATCGTTATAAAACTTAAATACGTTATGATGTACAAGTAGTATGTCTCCGGGTTCAATGGGTCCGTTGTAGCCCAATGGTAGTTCAACGACTTCTGCAAATCGGTTGGAAAACTTGTGGTCTTCCTCAGAGGTGCTGACGATAAAGTCAATGCCTCCTATCTCTTTTGTATTATCGTACCTTTTTCCATTAACCGGCTTGGCTATGAAATAGAATGGCGACCTCATTAGATGTTGATGTTATATTCAATGGATATAGGAATGGTGGAGGTGAACTCTTTCCAAAGCACCACCTCCGACTTCTCATTGATAATGTAAATCTGAATAGATTCTTTCTCAGGATTAATCCTGATTAGATGAATTTCGTTACTATCATTGAGGATTTTCTGCCCTACAATATAATGCATAGCACCACCTTTGTAGTCAGGCCCTATTGATATTTTACGAATATCCATTATGCTTCTTTTACCTCTTCTTCTTTAGGAGCGTTATCTTGACTTACCTTTTGAAAGAATTGGATTAATTGAACTCCGTACAATGTAGGGATTCCATTGATAATGTTTTGTAACTCTTGTAGTTGTTGTTCGTTTAGTTGCATTTTATTTGATTTTAATTAATGTAAAAGTAATAAATATTTATTGAACTAAGAAATAGTTTCTTCAACGATTGGTTCAGGTTCAGGTGTAGGTTCCTGAGGTACAGGAGCAACATAATCACCTGTGATTGTTAGTTTAAGTTTAGCAGCTAACCAATCCCAAGCATAAGCATTAGCATCAGTAGCACTATTGTAGCTAACATAATCAGCACCATTCATATCAACAGTTCCATTTACTAAAGGAGATATATTAATGTCTACTTGTTCAAATAATTGATAGTAAAAAGTTGCATTGTCTACAAGATTGTCTGAATTAACTTGTGAATATAACACAGTTGCTTGTTTTGACTCTCCATTTATCCATATTGTTAGTGGATTAATTGTTTTCATTTTATATTTTTTTATTGTAATTGATAAGACCTAATGTTTCCATCTTGTTGTATTAATGCAGTTGCACCTACCGCTATTGTTATACTTGAAACAGCTGTTGCGGAATTATTTATAATATTAGTACCACTAAAAGCATTTAAAGTAAGTACACCTGTACCTGCATTTTTAATCCAAAACATTTGATTTGTCCCACTTGGATTAGGTAATGTCCAAGTTGCCGTACCTGTACCATTGTAAATCCAAGTAGTTGTAGCAGTTGTTATTGTTAATGTTGTACTTGTACTTGCAGTTGCATTAGGACTAAATCCAAGAGTATATGTTGTTCCATTATTAATAAAACTAAATAATGAATTATCACCTGCACCATTTACATTTAATCTTGATGTTGTATTTATAATACCAGCCGATGTGATTCTCATTCGTTCTGCACCACCAGCTTCAAAACTTAGTGCGTGGCTTACATTACCAATAAAGCAAACCCCAGATGTAGATTTTAAACCAATATAACTATTGACGTTATTTGTTTCAAAGTAAGCACTTGTTGTAGTTGCAGTTGTATAAACGTGAAGCGGTTGAGTAGGTGCAGTAATTCCGATTCCTACATTACCACCGCTTGTGATAACAAGTTCATCATTACCAGAACCATTATAGTTCATTCTGTAACTATTGTCGCTATTAGTATAAATATCCCATCTATTTGTATTAGTTGAAATATCATATAAAGCTAAATAACCTCCTGCTCTTGCATTAATAGCACCATTTGCAGTTACACTACTTGAGAATGTAGCAGTCCCACTTACTTGTAGTTTTGCACCATTATCTGATGTAGTATTTATTAATACATTACCACCAACACTTGGAGTACCTCCTGTTAGTGTCATAATCATATTGCCATTAGTGTATAACATTATTGGCGAAGAACCTGTACTATAAACTAATGTAGCATTTGGTGAACTACTTAAATATGAACCACTATTGTTGTTTTTACCAAAATATGTAGTTCCATCAGTATTTGTTACTTGTAAAAAAGCAGCACTTGTATTTGTTGATGGTATAATACTTATTTGCCCATTTTCACCAGTTGTAATTGACTTTGATGAAGTTAAAAATCCTGTAATAGTACCACCACTAAGAGGCAATAAACTACTAGTAGATATACCACTATCTGTTAAAATATTACCTGTTATATTAGCTATTGCCATTTTCTTTTCTTTTTTGTAGCATTTTTATATGCTTATTTGTTACGAAGTTCTATTATGGAACTAACCATTTGTTACATCTTCTGTCACAAAATCTCCAATAATTGTGACATCAATTTGTTCCGCAACCCACTCATACGCATACTCGTTTGTTGCCCAATTATCGTAATCTTCTCCTGTCATTGTTAAGTTACCTTGTTGTAACTGACTTTGAGTATCACTTAAAAGTGCATAGTAGAAAGTAGCAGATGTGCTTAAATTGTCATTGATGCAGTATGCGTTTAAAATTACTGCTGTTCCTAAGTTTAGTGGGAATACCACAGGTTGAATTGTTTTCATTTTTATATTATTTTATTTTATACCATTGTTAAAGATTTCCAAGCACCACCGCTATACACATATACCCCTTCTGTTCCGTCTGTTTGATATACCATTAATCCTGTTGCAGGAGAAGATATTGCAGCTCTTTGAGCAGCAGTCATTCTTGGTGGTAGGAAACCTTGAGTTGTACTATCTGCTTGAATTATAGCAGAAGCTACAGGTGTATTAGCACAATGTAAACCCCAACCGCCTCTAATATTTAATCCCCTATATCCTGAATAATTATTATTTAAATCATAAAGACTGTTACCAAGTGTCATACCAAGTGAAGTAGATACAGTAACTTGTCCATTAGGAGTTAATCTTACTCCAAAAGAATCATTATTTATTTGCAAAAATGAAGTTCCATTTTTTTGTAAATTAATTATCCCTGAAGTTGCATTTATTGTTGTTGCACCTGCAGAAACTTCAAAACTGCTCTGCACCCTTGCAGTACCATTTACATCTAACCTAAAGCCTGCGTCTGTGAAAGTGCCACCTGATTGAACTATAATATTACCTGCGTCAGTTATTCTTAATCTTTCAGTTAATGTATTTGCTCCATCAGATATGGTAGAAAATCTCATATTTGATGTAATAAAACCACTACCAAGATTGTTTTTAAACGTAACAATAGAACCTGAATTTATATTAGTTCCTACCCCTAATCCATTATCTTGACCAAATAAATATCCAATACCTGTATTTGTTGTATTAAGATTGCTTAATATTTGTATTCCATAATTTATTGTACCTGCTAAACCTGATGATTGACTCCAAATAGAAAATGTATGTGGAACTGATGGTGAACCAAATTGAGTTGTGCTTGCTCTAAATAATTGTGAAATACTACTTCCACTACCACTCATTGCTCCACCAAAAGTTGTATGTTGAAACGCTATGCTATTTGCTGCACCACTTCTACCCGTAAAAATATATGCAGTATAGTTTTGTATACTATTATTTAATTGCAAACCACCATAAGTAGAACCTCCTGTATTTACTGAATAGTTATTATTTACTCCTGTTGCGTCAATTAAAGTTGTTCCATTTATTCTTGCTGCTAAGTTCGTTACCCCCGTAAACGCACCATTAGTAAACGTAGGGTTAATATCTAATCCTACTAATACATCATTGTTTGCTGCTGCTACTAAGGTAGTGTTTATTAATCCACCTCTTGCTATTGCACTTGATGCAGTTTGACTACCACCTAAAGTAAGTTCTGTTGCAGTTCCTAAAGTAGAAGTACCTATACCTACGTTACCACTTGTTGTTGCTAATAAGACATCGCCTGTAACTGTTTCAATTGCAATATGTCTATTCCCTCCTAAACTTGTTATTGTAGGGTTATACCAAATACCTCTATATGTGTATCCGCTTGTAGCAAAATTTAATGTTGTGTTTATCCCTAAATCAGTTTGAATACTTGCTGAAGAACTTGTATGGGTACCTTGTATTAACAAAGCATTAGCAGCGGTTCCTAAAGCTGTTCCTGAAACAACAACATTATTTTGATTGCCCACTTTAACAAGTCCACCTTGTAAAAATATTGTGCCTAGACTTCCAACTGTACCATAAACAGCTTCTCCGCCAAATGTAAATGCCTGAGCAACACTTCCAAAAGTAGTTAAACTAGTAGTAAGATTTCCTACTACTCTTGCAGTACCATTAACATCTAACTTAAATCCTGAATCTGTGGTAGTTCCGATTAGCACATTGCCATTAACTCCTATTCTCATTTTTTCGTTAAATGATGTAGAAGCATTTGTGCTAAATATTAAAGGCACATTATTTAAACTATTAATTGTAACCGCAGTAGCATCCGCAAACATACGACCATAAACAGTACTTGATGTACCTAATGTTAAAGCTGCTTCTGCTGAACCACGAACATCAAGTGCAGTTGTACCTGCAGTTGTGCCAATCCATAAATTCCCTGCCATATAGTTAGCAGCCGTTCCTGCCATATACAAGTTCCATCTGTTCGTTCCACTAGGGATATTGCCGTAGAATCCATAGTTATTCGTAGCACCTGTTAAATTACCACCTGCCCAAAATCCTGCTTGATTAGTAACACTTGAACCTGCACCAAATGCACCTTGTGTAGCTAAATAATGATATATATTAGTTAATGTAAATGCTGCAGCAGCAGTTTTTGCTTCAGTTTGATTATAAATTGCTTGTGTTACAACATCAGATTGAATTACTCCATCTTGAAGAATTCCTATTGAAGTAGTAGAACCTGTTATGTTTTTTGATACTACTAAACTTCTTGCTGTTAAACTTGTACTACCTATACCCAATGAACCTGTATTGCTTAATGTCATTCTTTCTGTAGTTCCAATATACCATCTGTAGCCTCCACCATTAACTGCTCCTGTTTGAAAGAAAATATCAAAAGCAGAATTTCTTGTCGCTGCTAATCCTAATGAATAGTTATTAACTGCTGAATTTCCATTTAAGGCAAAAGATGTTCCTGCATTTATTCCTGCGGTTGGGTCAGTTGGTGTAGCAGTGCCAATAAATATTGAAGAAGAAGTTATTGTGCCTGTAGAATTAATAGTTCCTGTAACTTGTAAAGTATCACCATTATCTGTTGTAGAACCTATTAATAATCTTCTATTTGCAGCAAATACCATTCCTGTTGTACCACCTTGACGGAATAATAAATCTGTTCCTGTTGCACCATTAAGTGTGCCATTAGTAATATCAAAGACAACACCTGAACTTGCACCACCCCAAATATTTAATAACCCATTTGTGCTTCCAACAGAAAAACCACTTGTATTTCCACCTGCTGCAGTAAATACAGATAATTTAGTAGTAATAGAAGTTGTTCCAATTGCTAAACTACCTGCTAAGTAGTTGTTAGCAGTGCCGTTCATATACAAGTTCCATCTGTTAGTGCCACTTGGTATATTACCATAGAAGCCGTAGTTATTGGTAGCACCTGTCATTGATGAATCAGCTAAAAAACCATATTGAGAAGTAATTGCTGAAGTTGAACCTATTGTTATTTGTTGAGCAGCGTAATGAAAATATCCTCCTAAAGTAAATGCAGCAGCAGCAGTATTTAATTGATTTCTTATCCCATATGCAGATGTAGTTACATCACTTTGAACTGTACCATTTTGATAAATTGCAGAACTTGAAGCCGCCCCTGTAATATTTTTACCTACTGCTAAAGCATACCCTGTCAAACTTGTTGTACCAATTCCCAATGAACCATTTAAATAGTTAGCAGCAGTACCATCCATATATAGATTCCAACGATTTGTACCACTTGCTATCCTGCCTCTAAATCCATAATTTGTTGTTGCTCCTATTAAAGTACTATTAACCTCAAAACCTGTTTGTAAAGTAACTGTTGAACCTGCACCAAAAGTACCTTGATATGCTCTATAATATACTAAATTGCCTAATGTAAAAGATGCAGCAGCAGTTTGAGCAAAAGTATCATAATAAAAGCCATTTACTGTTGCATCACTTTGGATTATACCTGCATTCATTTGTCCATATACAGATGTTGAACCTGTCATATTTACATAATTGGCAAGTCCCATATTGGTTTGAGTAGTATTTAACCATAGACTTCCATTAAGTCTTGTATTAGAACCTAAAGTAATCAAAGAACCACTATCTGTAATATTACTATTACCTATTGCACTTGCACCTGTAAACTTTGGTAAAGTGTTTGTTGTACCTGTTCCTGTTATTGGGTTAGTTAAAACCCCTTGATATTGTGGTATGTTTAAAGTACCACCAACTAATGTAGCTGCTCCGCTTGTACCTGTTGTTGTTAAGGTAATAGCGTTTTGCTTATTGTTAAAAGTTGTCCAATCCGTTGAACTTAACTTACCTGTATTTGTAGCCGAAGCAATAGGTAGGTTAAAAGTATGAGTATCTACAAGTGAATTTATATTAAAGTCAGTTCCGCTTGTTCCTGTGATTAAGTTTTGTACTTGTGCAGTCAACCCATTTATTGCAGTAATTCCTGTTGTAAAGGTTGTTATAACTTGACACAAATGACTATTTTCAGTATGTAAAGTAATTGTTCTACCTGCCGTTGTTACATAAATACGAACTGCTAATCTATCCGTTAATGTTAAAGCTGTTTGAGGAACAGCTAAAGCACTAAAGTAAGCCTCTATACTTGTTCCGTCATTAATTAATTTAGGGCTTGCACTATTAGATGCTATTAAAGTAAAAACAACACCATCATATTTATATAGTTCAATATAGAATGTAGGAGAACCACCACCTGAACTTGCATTAAAATATGTTTCAAAATTCCAATTACCTGCAGGGATTTGTAATAAAGCAGGGTCATTAACATCTGTTAAAAAAGATGCTATATAACCATTCGTACTTCTTGAAAAATCTGTACCCGCACCTATTACAGGTACTTTATTCATTTCATAATAAGTAACACCGTCTATTGTACCTTGATTAATTGAACCATTCAAATAATAAGATACAGAAGCACCACCACCGCCACCACCTGTTGGCAAAACAGCTAAAGTACCATCACCTCTAACATACTGAGAAGCATTACCTGCTCCTGTTATTGCAATCGTTCCATTGGCAGTCAATGGGCTATTAGCGACATTAAATGCACTTGGCATAGATACACCTACCGAAGTAAGTCCTAAGTCAGTCCAAGAAGCCGTAATCGTTCCTGCGTCTTGCTGAGTTAATGTTAATGTTTTTGTTCCTGTACCTGTAACTGCAGCACTAATAATACTATCATTATATGCAGTATCCCAATTGGCTGAATTGTCAGTAATATATGTAATAGTTCCGGCAGTAGACTTAACTAATCCGGTTCCACCTAAATAATTTTGCTTACCATTAAAAGTAGTCCAATCGGTACTGCTTAAGTAACCATTTTGACTACTATTTGCGACTTGAATACTAAATACCCCTGTAACATTATCATATCCTAAAGGAGATGTAGCACTTAAAGCTAATCTTGCTCTGCTATTTAAGAAATATAAATTTGTTGTACCCTCAGGGATATTGTCAGTTGTAAGACTTACCGCTCCTGTAAACCCATTTACTGAACTAACTGACTCAGTATTGTCTACTTTCTGCCAAACACTTTCACTAAATATAGCCCAATCCCCCACCTTCCAATCAGTAATACCATTTAAGTTGGTATTACCCGCAACATTTACTACGTAATAATTTCCTTGCACACCTACGCTACTTGTTAGAACAGGTAAGTTTGCACTTGCATTCCAAGTACCTTTATATAAAACACCGCCTACTAATGCATTGATTTGACTTTGAGTCTTTCCAAATGCAGTTAATATGCTATCAGAAGCATTGATTGTTCCTGCTGTTGGATTAAATCCTGTAAGCACCTTGCCTATTACAGCAGCATTGCTAACTGTAGCAGTTGCCGAACCCGGTCCACTTGCTGTTACTTCACCTGTTAATGCAGTAATATAATTACCTGCATTTTGTTTTCCATTAAAATTAATCCAATCAGATGAACTTAAAAATCCACTTTGACTTCCATTTGCTTGCTGAATACTAAATACACCGGTTGCACTATTAAACAACAATGGTGATGTCGCAGAGTAAACAGGTAATGCTACCCATTTAACGCCTGTAACTGTGCTTGATAGTACAGTACCTGCTGCTCCTACAGAAGCATCTCCATCTGTAATAGTACCATCAATTGTAATATTGGTATTAATTGTTGCAGTGTTTGTATCAACATCTGTTGCTTCAAGACCTGCGGTTAATATAATACCTACAGTAGAAGTATTACCTTCTTCTAATACTTGTTGTAAATTAGGAGTAAAAATTGGAGGAAGGGTAACCCATTCTACAAATTCTCCTGTGCTTGTAAGTACTTGACCCGCTAATCCAATTGAATCCTCTGAATCAAATAAGCCACCTTGGATATGTGTATCTCCTACAAAATAGCTATTTAAAAAATTTGCGGTATCTGTTACCTCAAGATTGGTAGTAGTAATGGTACCAATTAAGTTAATATCTTGCGTAGCTGTATTGCCATAATCTAAAACACCCTGCAAGTTATTTGCGGGTATGACAGGAAGAAATACATCTAACAATTCTTGCAGCGTAAAGTTATACGTTACGTCTTCTATTTCACCACCAACGCTTGTACCAATTAGCTTGTCGGCCAATTTAGGTACGGGAGCGACTTCGTATGTACTAATCTTTGACATCCGCTATAAAATTTTTTAATGTACTACTTTCAAATAATCTCCTGTTCTATATAATTGACCTTCTGTTAACCCGGCTAATAAAGCTGCTGCATTATCTGCATACACAGGCACATCAGCAATAACAATAGCCGGAGAATTAAAGTTTGCCTCAAATAAAGCTAACAAATCTGCCGGAGTAAAGTTATAGGTTGCATTTGCAGGTGCATTACCAACCCTTGTACCTACAAGTTTATCATTTAACTGCGGTACAGCATTAGTAGGATACGAATTAATTTTTCCCATTTTGCTTTTCTTTTTGAGTCACCTCTCCCGTTTGCATATTAATTACTGAATCAGCACCATACTTTTCAATAAGAACTTTCTCATTGTTAGTAAAGGCTTCAATAATAGTATGCGCCTGCTTGATTAACCCTTGTTTTTGCAATTCAAGTTCGCCAAGACCGATTTTAATCTTAGTGTACTCTGCTGAACCTGTCTTAATAAAGTCTAATTCTTCTGCTGTTAAGTTTGCCATTTAATTTGATTTTTTAATTTGTACAAATATAGTAAATAAAAATTATCATTTTCTTCCGAATCTCCATATAAGCCAAAGGGAAATAGGTATAAGCATTAGCCATATATAAAATAGGTAGTTTGCTTTCTTGTCAACCTTCTTATCAAAGACCTTAGATTTAACATCTTTCTTGACCGAAACCTTATTCTCAACTGACTTAGAGACAATTATCTTGGACGTATCCACTACTTGCTTACGTGCCTTTTTTATCTTAATAGTGGCATTGTAATACTTTTTGTCCCCTATAATAATAGGTTTAGCTGTATCAATAGGAACTATCTCAATTTCTTCAGTCTCCTCATTAATAGAAATAGCGTTCTGCTGAACAGAAACGCTATCTTTCTTTTCGACAGCCGTGCTATCGATATATGTTTGAACCTCTGTCTTAGTCACCATTACCTTTCTTGAGGCACAAGAGAATAGTAAGGAACTAACCAACAATAATGTAAGATACTTCCTCATATATTATTAGATTAATACAAAGCCATTCTTGTCAACTTTGCCTGCTTTATGTAATGATTGTAATTCTGCAATAGACTTGCCAAGTGTTTTTTGAAAGTGAGGAGCGTCTACGAATTTCCAATCACCACCCCACTCATAGCCATATCTTTTAAAAATAGCTACAATTTCTTGCCAATCACTCTTGCCATCACCATCAAAGTCAGTCTTCAAGTCCCAACTTGCAGCCTCAAAAGTACCATTCTTATCTTTGTCTACTAAAAGCACAATGTCAATAGCTAAGCCATAGTTATGGTAAGACTGACCGCCTTTAGCTTTAGTAACAATAGCACCCGGCTTTGTTCTTCCTTGAGCAAACAATCCGTCCTGCTCAGCAAATGTTCTAAGCGTATAAGCAAAACGACAAGCTGCTGTGCCTGTTAAAGCTGCAACAATCTCATCATACATAGTTAACGCTTCATCTCTTAACTTAGGGTGAAGCAATTGGATTCGCTCCAATGTTTTTTGGTCTTTCATTATTCTTCTTTTTTAGTTTCGGTTTCTTTAAATCCTTTAATTAATCCTGTTACTGACTCAATGGTAGTAAGCCCTAATGCTACAGCACTAAGAGCAAATGTTGCCCACACAAGTGAATCAGCCGGAGCAAACTCCCCGTGTGTTTTTGAGTTGTCATATAAGGTGTAAAAAAGAGCAAACGCTCCTATTATACCTACTAATCTTTTGCTTGACGTTCCACTTTCTGAGGAAAAAAACCCTCCTAACCAACCAAATATCTTCTTCATATTAATTATTTATTGTAAAAAACTGAAATATTATTATCGAAATTAACACCATTTTTTGAATAAAGTCCCATCCATCATCGTGATATTTATATTTAATTGGCATATTTAACCTCTCCTCGTATCTCAAACGATACTCATTTGCCTTTAATGTCAGTACGTTTTTAGTACTATCACTTGCTATTAAAATAGAATCATTTACTTTAATGCTACTATCAACTAACTTCTTCAAAGAATCTATTCTATTCTTATTAATCTCGTATGATTTATTTATTTGCTCTCCTTGCTTTATTGTCATCAAAATAACAGAGTCATTGCCTATCTTCTTAATAATTGGATATTGGCAATAACTTGAATTTATTATTAGTGTCAGCAATAGCAGAGTCAGAGTTAGCCTTAAATACATTTAATTCTACTTTTAAATTGAATACTTCTTCTTTTAAATCAACAATCTTATTGACTGTCTGAGTTACAATAGCACTTTCTTTTTTAGCAGCAGCAGCTTGTGCTTGAGTAGTTAACTTGTTTTGATTGTCTACATTTTGCATCATCTTTTCAAACTCCATCTCCTTCTTTTGCTCTTCACTTACATTCTGAGTCATAGCTTGGCAAGATGTCAACACAATCATAAATATCAAATACCTCATTTTATTTCTTGTATTTTACCTAACTGCACAAGCGTACTTAACTTAGTGCTTGTAACAGCCTTTAATGAATCACTTCTTCTTAAAGCATCACTAACTACATCAACTCTGTTTTCTAACTTCTCAATCCTAATGTTTTGAGAAACACCTTGCTCTTTAAATGTCGTCTTGATGTCTATGTACAAATACCCAATAGCCATAAGGACAATAAACAAGGTAGCCACAACGGGATTCTTGCTAAACTCTTTAAATGTTACAGGCAACTTTAGGTTGTCTGTAGCAGTGTCTGTTATTTTATCACCTATTGATTTTTTTGCCATTGTATTATTATTTATCTTCCCTGACCTCTATATTGTTTTTTATACAACTTACTATTCTTATTTGTACTTGTCTTGCTTTTAGCAGCAACACCTCTTGTCTTTGACTTCTTTACATAAGAAGTACTGTTTGTAATTTTTGCCATTACTTTTTAACTATAAATTCAGTGATAACTTTTAATGCTCCGAGTCCAACTAATGTAACCAACGCATAGAAGTAAGACTTATACTTTTTAAGTTCTGCCTTAACATCTCCTAACTCTTTCTTTACTTCTTTAAACTCGCTTATTAAACCATTTGAATCTTTATCTATAGGGTTACCGGCCAAAAGAGTATAGACATCTTTTAACATAGTCTTCATCTCAGCCATATTGCCCTTAATGGACTCTAATTCTTCTGCCATAATATCAAGTCTATTATTTTCTTGGTTGTTCATCATAACAATCAAATTACCAAAGTGCGTTAATAAGAGTTGCTGTTGTACCGCTACCGCTTGAGTGAACCTTTACTACCTGAACAGGTAATACGGTTCCAACAGGAACAGCAGTAAATGTAACTATATCTTGACCAATGGTTGTAACTCTTACGTTACCTGCACCACCTACATACAAGAAACATCCCGGATTTCCATTAGAAGTCTGAGGACTTGCTTGATAGATAGTATATACTTTACCACTTGCAGCAAAAATATCTGCATTTAATACAATCACAGTTGCGCTTGTTACAGATACAACAGTTGCAGCACTACCATCAGTTGTATTATACACAATATCACCTGTCTTTACATTCAAATTAATAAAGTTACCTGTTGTGTTTACCAATTGATTAGCAACAGCACTTGTATTAGTACCTGAGCTAATAAGAGCAGGGTATGGCACGTTTGCGTTGTCCGTAGGGATAACAGTTAATGCTCTTGAAAATGTTGTTTTAAAAACTGACATATTTTTTATTTTTTATCTTGATAAGGAAATGCTCTGTTTAATGCGTCTCTACGTTCCTTGCAACCACAATCTTTGCCTGCTGCTTTCGCTACAGTCTCTACTACCTTCTTAATGCCGGTAACAGTTGTGATTTTCTCAATGGTATCGCCAAGACCTTTACTTTTTTGTTGCTGTTGCATTTGATTAGATTTTAAATATTTGAAACCCTTCTACCCATACCAACTATTGACTTCTCAGATTTCTTAGAGGCAAGTTTAGAAGGACTTATTTCCGATTTTGTTTTTGGTGTCTTTGAAGACACTCTCTTTGTTGGCCTGCAATATTCATTGCTACCACCCGCACCACAGGCTTTACCACTCTTGGTGTCTTGCCACTTCTCTTTCTCCCATCTTTTCAAACTACTACCTGCCTCAGTCTTCCTCACAACACCCGACCCCTTTCGACATTTAGCAATGGCTTGTGAAGCCCTTGCCGATGGAAAGACATCATACGATGCTTTAACTTTTTTATAACAGGCGTCCTTCATTATTTTTTATTTCCCATTTTATCGTATCCCGGCTTACCCTTCTTTGATTGTCTTTCTAAATTAGAAGCATCTTCTTGATACTTCTTAATAAAAACTTTTTTCAAATCACCACTTGTTCTATCTGCCATATCCATATTAGATAACATTCTTTTAGCATAAATAGATGTGCTATCTTTTATTGGTTGAGGACTTGGTGCTAATGGATAATCTCTATTCATAGTTTTAATATTTACCTTTTCTACCTTTAGGATTACTTGTAGTAGACCCTCCCGGACCTGCCCACAAGTTTTTACAAGCCCAATATCTTGGCGTTAACTTATCATTTGCTGTGTCGCAACTATGTCTTGCTTTGAAACTCTTACGAGCTGCAGCAGAATAGTTATGACCATAACCTTTTGCTCCAAAGTGGAGGAGTTTTTCCTCCCCTCCGGAACAGGCTTTAACCATCTTTTTCTTCCCCGGTCTATCCGAGGCAGTAGGACGGTTACATTGCATTTTAGACTTGTCAGCCATAGTAATTAGTTTCTGAAATCACGATTTGTGTGACCCGGATACTGAACTACTTTCTTTGGTTCAGGCATTGCATACGCATCTTTAGGAGCAACAGCTTTTTTTACTTCAGCTACTACTTCTTCAGATACCTGAACGTCATCTTGGATAACTTCATCAATTAATTTTGACTTTGCCATAACGTTTTACTTTGCTTTTTTAAGTAATTTTTTAGCTACACCTGCAGATTTTACAGCAATCTTAGCGCCTTTAGAAGGTACACCACCTGCCATTGCTAATGCTTTGCCTTTTAATGCGTTTTTGATTTGCGGTCCACCGCCTGAAGGAGGCTTCAATCTTGATGATGCCGGTAAATTTGGAGTTGATTTCATCTTTTTAGTTTTTAATTTTAATAACTTTGTAATACAAATGTAATAAAATTTAATTAAATGAAATCACACCCAACTGACTATCTAAAATTTTGGAGGGTCATCAGGTATTATGTTAAGTCAAAGCATAAATTAAGCCAAGCCGACCTCGACATCCTACTGTTCTTATACTCAGAAAGTTACTTTGGGCAAGAGAAGTTTGATGAGTTTGCCGAACTCGTTAGTTGGGACAAGCAGAGGTTTAATAAATTACTTAAACAAGGATGGATTGAGCGTTTTAGAATGAGGGCAAGAAACAGGGCACTATACCAACTCAGTGATAAGTGCAAACGCCTTATTGTTGATATCTATAGAAAACTAAACGGGGAAGAAATCCCCGTTAGTAATTCGTATAACTCAATGTTTTTAAAGAATGTGTCCTATAACGACAAGGTCTATCGCAATATGATTCTTGAAATGAATGCATACAACAAAGCCAACAAGTATAGGTCACCAAAAGGTGAGAACAAAGAAGACGATTAAAGCACCACCACCACGTCACGCTCTGAGATGATAGTATATTGCAAATCATCTATCAGCATCGTGAAGCTATGCGCCTTGTCATAGTATAACTCATCACCTTCGTCAATGACACTTACGTCAGTGCCGGGAGCTACCACCGATGCACGCTTATATCTAAGCTGATTGGTATCCTCCCCTGACAATATCAATCCCGACTCAGTGGTCACTGTCTCTTGTATGTCTTTTACAACAATGTATTTTCCAATTGGTTTCATTTGATTTGATTTAAGTATATGTAATTTCAGGATGCTCCCACTTTTCTTTACCACATAAAATACATTTAGTCTTGGCTGTTGGATTTGGTTTATTAGATGAAAATGAATGAGTTGAATAAGTAGTACCTGAACTAAATGTTAATGAAGTTCCTGTAGTTGTTACTCCTTGACTATTTTGTGGACAATGACTACACATACTTGTTGTTGGAGAATAGACTCTTTTACATTTGGGACATTCCCATCCCTGTGGAATAAAGGTTGTTTGTACCATAATTTTATTGTTGTTGCTCGTATGTACGAGCCATTGTGATAATTGCATTAGTACTTAGGATGGTGACAGCTACGCTGACAGCATTTTGAAGTGCACTACGTGTAACTTTCAACGGGTCAATAACACCCATCTCAATCAAGTCACCCATCTGACCGGTCTTAAGGTTGTACCCGTGACCAACAGGAGTGCTATCCTTGTACACATCGCTTGGTTTTAAACCTGCATTAGCAAGTATTTGTTGAAATGGAGCCATAAGTGCGTTGCGAACAATGTTAACTGCTGCCATATACTCAACATTACCAACAATATCACCCATATCAGCACACTCATCAAGTAATGCTTTGCCGGCACCCGGTAAAATTCCTTCCTCAAGAGCAGACCTTACTGCACACACAGCGTCATCAACCCTGTCATACAACTCTTTTTGCTCCAAGTCAGTTTGACCACCCACAAAAATAACACCTATGCCACCCGTAAGTGATGCAATACGCTCCAATAAAAAGTCTTTGTCACCTTTCTTAGTCGCTTCTTTATGCGCATCCCATAACTGCTTAACTCTTTCCTCAACCAATGTCAGGTCAGCCTTAGCCTCACTACGAATAATAATGGTTTTGTCTTTGCTCACTATCACCTTAGCAGCGTGACCCAAATCAGCATAGTTGATATGGCTGATATCGTCACCCGTCTTTTCACTAAAGTATGTCGCTCCTACGCTAATGGCAATGTCTTGCATCAACTCGTGTTGCTTGTATCCAAAGTTAGGAGGAGGAACTGCAACTACTTTTAAGTTACCCTTAACTGAGTTCGCTGCAAGCGTGTTTACCACGTTTGTATTACACGGAGAGATAATCAATAACTTCTTGCCTTCAGTAATAATTGGCTTCAACACATTCTCAATCTGTAAGATATTTGCTATCTCCATATCAGCTACCAAAACCATCACGTCCTCAAACACACACTCGTCTTTCTTTTGGTCATTGATAAACATCGGGCTTAAATACCCTCTGTCAAATTTCAAACCCTTAGTTGTCTCAGCATATGTCTCTGCCGTTTGGCTTCTTTCCACTGTGACAATACCCGTCTTACCTACGTCCTTATAAACTTCTGATATGATTCGTCCAATCTCTCTGTCATTGTTTGCACTAATAGCTGCCACATCTAATAGCATACTACTGCTGACCTTCTTAGCCTTACGCTTTAACTTGTCCACCACCTTGCTTGTTATGTCCACCATATGTCTCAGTACCTCTGTTCTGTTCATATCATCTTTGATATGCTCAAGACCACCAAGTACTAATCCCTCTGTCAATACAATAGCTGTGGTCGTACCATCACCTGCTGAAGTAGCTGTCTTGTCTGCTGCCTCCTTCATCATCTTAACTGCCAAGTTCTCACTCGGGTCAATCAAGTCAATTGACTTAGCAACTGTGACACCATCCTTAGTAACTGTAATGCCGTGTGTGTGATGCGGACTTTCAATAAGCACAGTGTTACCACTTGGTCCGAGTGTTGACTTAACAGCCTTGGACATCTTGACAACGCCACTGATAAGTTTCTTTCTTCCGTCCGAACCGAACTGCAAATCCTTGGGTGAGTACCCAATACCTGATGTTTCTACCATTTGATTTGATTTTTAATTGTATGGTACAAATATAGTCAATACGTGGTATATTAAGTGGTATTCTGAAAATATATTTATCCCATAAGATAGATTGCACCCGTTAGGGTGAGGAGGATTGTACTATCCAATGTCGAAAAATTGCATAGTAATGTCGATTTATGACGATTAAATGTCGGATATTAAAAAGTCGACATTGGCTGTAATGCAATGTAGTAAAGGATTTCACTATGCTTTGGCATAGCAAATGTCTAAAATGCAGAAAAACTTTCCCTACTTCTTCTATATATATTCCCTCCTTTTATTATTTTTTTCCCATATTATTTTCTCTTAAAAATCGACATTTTCGACATTAAAGAAATAAAGTATTAATAATCAATAAGTTATAAAAATAAAATCGACATAAAATCGACATAAAAACAGGACGAAAATGTCAATATTGACATTAACTATATCATTCTATAAAAACTTTCAATGAGGATACCTGAATAAATTCAGGTATATGCATAAAAACAAAGAGAGCTCAATATTGAGCCCTCCTAATTTACCGAGTTGATTTACTTTAGGACTAATCCATTTCCGGTCCTTCCATCATCTCAGTCTTAATGTTACCTAAGTAAACAGCCTCAGCCATCATCTGAACTTTCTCTGCTTTCTTAACTACCTTCTTTAAATCAGCAGCTTGACGAATGCCGGTTATACCATCAGGACGATTGTTAATTAACATACCGTCACTAACATTCAAACCAAAGCCTGCACCCTTCTGTTGGTAGATGCTGTTTGATAAGTCTGCCTTGTAAACAGAATTTCCAAATTTTAATTTCATAATAATTGTTTTTGAAGTGTGAAATATTTCAAGGTAAAGATAAGATTTTTTTTAGATGGTATTAGTGTTTGGGCTATAGGGGGTTTTTGGCGATAGGACCCCCCAACGGAAATGACTTTTTTTTGACGGGTACGGGTACACGTTTTAAACTTTCCTTGCTAATTTTTTAGCTTTTTGGTAGCGCCATCGATGGAAACGAGCGCCTTGTTGCGCTCCGCTCCGCTCCCGTCCTCCGTATTGCGTCCAACGAAGCGCCTGAGACTCACGTATTCGCTCCGCTCCCGTCCTTTGCTCCGTACTTTGTGTCTTTGAAGACACTAAACGAGAGAGAAAGAGACAAGAGAGAGGCTTTTAGACCTCTCCCGTACATTGCAAGTACAAACTTTGTACAATATCAGGCAACCTCAAGCGCCTTATTGTATTGAGTTTCCATATATCAGATAAAAAAAAGATTAAAAAAATTTTGTAGTATTCAGAATTGAACTATATTTGAGAAACAATTGAACAATTAATAATCAAAATTTAAACACTATGAGTCAATTACTAAGCATCGAAAGTAGTTTCTTGAACTTGCCAATAGTCAAGCAGAGCTTGAACTTGCAAGAAATCAGGAGCGTTCAACGAACTATCGTAAACGCAAAGAAGAAAAAGTTCGAACAAACTTTGGCCTTGAGTAAGTTAGTTACTAAGGCGGTTGAGTGGTTTCAGTCAGAAGAGGGTCAACGAGTATGCACCGAAGAGGGTATCAGTTGGACGAATGAGGAAATTGGTCAGAAAGTTTTCGGATGGCAAAAATCATTTTTCTACAAGGTAGTCAAGGCGGGTAAGTTAGACGAGGCCGTTGTTGACACGTTCAAGGCTAAGTGTGACGAGGCCGAGACACGTGGTGAAGACCCGAACCGCTCACTTGAGGGCTTACTGAAATTCGCTAAGCAAGTGGAAACGGGCACAAGTGAAAGTGGACAAGGTGAAGGCGGAGAGGGTGAGAGTGAGGCGCAAGTTGAGACACGTGTTGAAACCATACTCACGTTCACGTACAAAAGTGAGGGAGGCAATGTTTCAGTGCGTATCGATGCCGAGGGTAACGTGAAAACCACTAACAGCGCCGAGCAAATTCGTGAGGCTATTGCGGTATTACAATTTTCAATCCAAAATCAAAATCAATAATTATGAACGGAGTAATTTACCAAACAACGGGTCAACGTGAGCGTGGTCAAGTTCAACATTACCATCGTAAGCCGAGCCCACTATTTTTGAACAAGACTAAGCACGTTGTTGACGTTGCGGGTCTTAAGAAAGCCGACCAACGTACGGCTATCAAGTTCGAGGGTCAAGACATTGAGGCTAAGTTCACCATCGGTTTCGAGGTTGAAAAAAATCAACTTCACCGAGGTGCGGTGCGTGAGTATGAATTGTTTTGTGGTTTCGAGCGTGATGGGTCTTGCGGTTACGAGGCCGTTACCCACGTGCTCCCTTTATTGCCATCGGGTGGGTGGCGCACTAAGGTTTACGATATGATGCACAAGGCCGAAAAAATTATCGATGATAGATACAGCCCGAGCGATAGACGTTGCGGAGGCCATATCACGATAGCGGTTGACGGCTTGAGCGGTGACCAACTTCGTGAGGCGGTGCGTAAAAATTGCGGTATCATTTACGCCTTATTCAAGAAGCGCCTTACGAACAACTATTGCAGTTACAATAATCGTATGCAATCTTACAACGAGTGTACTAATTGGCATAGCAAGTACCAATTGGCGCTCGTTAAGGGTGGTTGCCTTGAGTTTAGGGTGCCAAGCCGTTTCGAGTCAGTAAAGCAAATGATGAGACGCTATGAGTTGTTTTACGAGGTAGTTAACGCCTCCGTATCAGGCACAAGCCACGAGGCGCTCCTTAAGAAGCTAAAGCCCGTTATCGTGTCAATGTACAACGGGGATACAGCCAAGGCTGACGAGGTGCTAAGACTCGCTAAGTTATTCAGGACGTACATTCTGAAAGGTGAGGTGCATCAGGACATTCTACCTTACTTGTCAAGGTAGCAACAACGGGAGTGTCTTCAAAGACACTCCCTCCGTAGCGGAGTGAGTGCTCCGCCTGACGAGGCCTAAAGGCCGAAACGGAATTTTAAAACCGAAGGTTTAAAACCCCTTCAAAAATCAAAATCAAAATGGGACAATCAATCACAATCTTAGAATTATTAGCTATCGGCTTAGTGACCATCGTGTTATACGCCTTTGTTAAAACTTTAATTCAAACGTGGGGACGCAATGCGGACACACATTCAAAAAACTAAAACCAATCCAATGAGAAAAATCACAAGAGAAATCGTGGACGCCTTTCAAAACAGCCGTTCACTCACAATCGGCAACAGCCGTACCAATGGCGAGAGCCTATGGCTATTCGACAATAAGATAGCCGAAATCAGGAGGGATGGCTTATGGATATGTAATGGTGGTTGGAATAGCGCAACCACAAAGGAGAGACTCAATGGCTTATCAGGTGTGCACATTGTACAACGTGGTGGCAATTGGTTCTTAAATTTCAGGCAATGGGATGGTCGATGGGTTAACGTAGATGCGTGGAATCAGGAAGCAGAATCGGTGCCTGAGGAAATTGTTCAGGAGCCTGAGTTCGATGTTACCAGCGAATGGATGGAGCAAGGGTATAGCAGACCCGTTTATTCAATCTACCATACGTTGGTGGAGTCAAACCTTGAGGAGGTGGAGCAGATGCTAAACGGGGAAGGGATACCAACCAAAAGGATGGAGTCAGATACTGAGGGTGCGTATCAACCAAACTACTTCATCGTGGTGCGACCTGAGGATGTAGTAAGAGCGAGTTCAATATTGTGTACTAATTATTCACTTATATAAATCAAATCAAAATGAAATTCGATTATTTCTTAGACCAAAAAGTTACAACGTGGTATAGAACACGTTTTGAAATCAATGCAAACAATCAGGAGGAGGCTGATGAAAAAGCAAAGGAGTTTATAAGAGTCGGCAATCATTCAGATATTGAGTGGGAACAAGTAGATGGTGTTATTGATGTAATGACTCCTGAAATAAATGACAATCAGGCTACGGAAGAGTTGTTTCAAAGTAATGGGGAGGATGAAAAAATTTGGGACAATTTAAATGATTAAAAGTGAGGGTGTACTTCGAGCGTATGCGAGTGTCTTCAAAGACACAAGCGTACACTCAAGACACTCCGTCCCTGAGTGTGTTGCTCGGGCTGATGAGTCCTAAAGGACGAAACGGAAACCATTTTAAATCTAATCAAGATGACAAAAGACAGCCAACAAATTATGGAGGAGTTGTTCGTGGTGTACTACGAGCAATGCCCAACAGCACGAATCAAGTACGCAATCTATGACCCGACCAAGACGCAAGGGCACATTGTATTGCAAGATGAGTGGATGGAGATTATTTATTTTGCGGGAGCGGACTCGGTTAAGTTCACAATCGTGAGAGAAGATGAATGTTATTTCTTTGACAACTACGTGGATGCGGTTAAGTATTCAAATATGCCCATCGATGAGTTCAACGAGTATGTTTTATCAATCACCCTTTAAATCTAATCAAGATGACAAAAGAACAAACAACGTTGAGTCCTCAAATGGAGCGCAACGAAATCATTCAGGACGTAATTGATAGGCTTATCTATCTACCTGATGAGAAGCTACAAGAGTACAAGCACTACCTTGACGTGCTCGTGTCAGTGTATCCAATCGATATGAGAATCGAGGACGGAATCAGAATCTATCACGTAAAAAAATCCAAGTAAGATGAATCACAATCAAGACTTATGGAGATGCCACGAGTGTGGCAATGACTATGGCAGACAC